GTGCTACAGGCGGCACTGGCGCTACTGGTGGCACAGGCGGTACTGGCGGCACTGGTGGAATAGGGTCCACCGGTTCAATAGGATCTACTGGATCAATAGGATTCACAGGTGGCACTGGTGCTACAGGCGGCACTGGCGCTACTGGTGGCACAGGCGGTACTGGCGGCACTGGTGGAATAGGATCCACCGGTTCGATAGGATCTGTAGGTAGTAGAGGTTCTATTGGTGGCACTGGCGGCACTGGCGCTACTGGTGGCACAGGCGGTACAGGCGGTACTGGCGGCATAGGATCTACTGGATCAATAGGATTCACAGGTGGCACTGGTGGAACCGGCGGAACAGGTGGTACTGGAGGAATAGGAAGTACGGGTGCTACTGGTAATCCATTCGGGGGAGGAACGTTTACTGGAGACGTTACTTTTCAAGGTCTTGCTACAAGTCAAAAAGGTGTTTCTGATGTAACTGGTTCTGCAAATAACGCTACTCCATTAAGATTAACTCATCCAGGAGGCGGAGCTTATGCGACTAATGCAGCATCAATAACAGGAGCAATAAAAATAAGACTCCCTTTAAATGCTTATCGTTCTAGCACAATGATGAGAATGACTGTAAAAATTTATCTTTATAGCGGCGGATCTACAGGTAATTCAAGAACAATAGACATTGGTGGTTACAATTATAACTTAGGTGGATGGTACAATATATTTGCTTATCAAAATTCAATGAATGGTGTGGCCGCATTGAATGTTAGATTTGGTTTTGAAGGTGGATATAACGTAATTTGGATTGGAGAAACAAATACTGTTTGGGATTACCCACAAGTATTTATAGAAGATTTTCAAGCGGGTTACAGCGCTACCGATCAAAGTAGGTGGGCTAGCGGTTGGGATATTAGTTTTATAACAACTTTTGGCACTGTTGAAAATGGTCCTATAACAGCGGCTCTTTCTATGGGCTCAACAGGAAGTACTGGCGGCACAGGCGGAACGGGAGGCACAGGTGGAACAGGCGGAATTGGATCAACGGGATCTACTGGCGCTACAGGAGGAACTGGTGGCACTGGCGCTACTGGTGGCACAGGCGGTACTGGCGGCACTGGTGGAATAGGGTCCACCGGTTCAATAGGATCTACTGGATCAATAGGATTCACAGGTGGCACTGGTGCTACAGGCGGCACTGGCGCTACTGGTGGCACTGGCGCTACTGGTGGCACTGGTGGAATAGGATCGACCGGTTCGATAGGATCTGTAGGTAGTAGAGGTTCTATTGGTGGCACTGGCGGCACTGGCGCTACTGGTGGTACTGGCGGCACTGGTGCTACAGGCGGCACAGGCGGTACTGGTGGAATAGGATCAACTGGGTCGATAGGATCAACTGGGTCGATAGGATCATCAGGAGCTACAGGAGGTACTGGCGCTACTGGTGGTACTGGTGGCACTGGCGCTACTGGTGGCACTGGTGGCACTGGTGGAATAGGATCGACCGGTTCGATAGGATCTGTAGGCAGTAGAGGTTCTACGGGTTCATCAGGAGCAACAGGTGGCACCGGCGCTACAGGCGGTACAGGCGGTACAGGCGGTACAGGGGGCACAGGCTCAGCGGCTATAACAAATAATACTGATAATAATGTTTTAACTGCTACTGGCTCAGCTACAATAAATGGTGAAGTTAACTTACAATTTGATGGTAATAATTTCTATGTTAATGGCGCAGTAGTACAAGATAGCGCATCACAATCTATTAGCGGGACCGCTGCTCTTACAATTGACGTTCAAGCTGCGAACTTGCATGTGATATCAGTTGCGGCAGGAACGGTAACATCGAGTATAACATATAACAACAGAGGTAATAATCCGAAAGTTAATACTTTAATTTTAGTATTTAAATATTCAGGTACACATACTATTACATGGACTAACGTTTTATGGGCAAATAATACAACTCCAACAGTAACAGGCGCAAACACTTACGCTGACGTATATATGTTAACATCTTATCAAGGTGGCGCAGGCACTCCAAGTTGGATTGGAACGGTTGTCGCGCAAGGCTTAATAAGTACAACTCTATAATCTATGCTTACAAGTATTGCATCAAATTTAAACGGAAGCGCCTTCCCATACAACCCTTCCGCCGCAGCTACGGTTAACAGATTTAATTTAAGCCAAGGTAGAAGTTATAACCCAAAGAAATCTACCAGCAACTTTTTAGATGTATCTGGTAATGGTGTAGTTGGGACAGCGTATTCTGTATCAAATGAATATTACCCATGGAAATATGGTGGCATGGTTTATTTAAATAACACTACAGGTTATAACCCAACACCAGGTAGCGGTCAAACTATTTATTTAAATGTTGGCACTACCAATGAATATACATTTATAGTAGCATGGGAATATGTAGCGTCTAATTTAACATACGGCGCAGATATCATAGCAGGTGCTTATGCTAATAGTACTCACGACTGGTGGATTGGGCAGGTTGATTATAATCCTGCTAACCCTTATCGTTATTCCCGGAATGGCACAGGTTATACTTTAGGAGGTGCTCCAGTAGCTGGGAGACGTTACATTGCAGTAGTTGGGAATAGCTTTGCGACAAACACTGGATATTTTTATTTATTTGATAGTGCTGGTAATTCGAATAGTAACGTTAGCATTGGCGGTGTTGCGTTAAACACATCAGGTAAAATTGCTCTTGGTAGATATGGAGACTATGGATTTGATAACTATATGCCTAGATGCTATTTCGGAGATGCAATTTATAGTAGCACATTTTTATCTGGCGCAAATGCTTTAGCAATAAAAGATCAAATCAAATACAGATACGGAATAACAGTTTAATATGAACACGAATCTTTACTTTTTAATTCAAAAAAATTCAGACGGATCTATCACGATTCTAAATGGACCAGATTATTTGCCTATTACTTTCCTTAATGTTAGTAATTTTAATAATCTTGAAAAAGACGCGCCTCAATTACTAAAAAATCTAGATTGGCTAGACAGGCCCACGTTAAGTTTTTGGCAGGCTGTTATTGGAGTTAAGCCAGTAGGCGTTTTTAGTAAAAAAATTGTATCTGAAAATAATGTAAACCCTGAATCAGAAACAGTAAATGTTGTCTATATCGAAGTAGATTTAACACCTCAAGAACAAGAGGAAAAAAAACAACTTCTTAAAAATAGATACACCCCAGTAAGAGACTCTTGTTTGAAACTCACAGACTTCACTCAGTTAGCCGACGCTCCTATTTCCGAACAAGCTAGAATCGATTTTTCTAATTTCAGGCAACAGTTGAGAGCAATGTTTGATATTTCTGATTATAGTCAATTAGCTTGGCCTGCGATTCCTACGTCTGCTCCAAATATAACTATACCACCATTTCCGCCAATAGAAAAATAAAGTTAGAACTCTTATTCTTGTGTAATTAACTAATATGAAGGTTGTTGATATAGCTCAAGAAATTTATTTTGATTTAAATAGCCCAAGCGATTTAAGCATAGCGGCTATATCTTTTTGGGTAAGAGCTAACGTCGGGGCTTTAAATAGTTTCTTGTTTTCTAATTTTGTTATAGATGGAACTACTTATGAAATAGTAGACGCAGATGATAACAATGCCGAAATAAATATTAATGCTGTGGCGATATTAAAAAAGATGTACATGATACATCGTTACGCCGTAATTATTAGATCTAAATTAACTTCTACAGATTCAGACGACGTAATAGAAGTAACGCATAACGACACAAAAGTAAGAAAAATAGACAAAAATCAAATCATTAAAACAGTTAGCGCAGAAAAGAAACAAGAAGAAGAATCTCTCAAGCTTCTAATTAGCGCATATAGAGGAAAACAATTTACCCCAGAACAGGTAGTCGGAGACGATATTGTCGCTGGAGCATTCCCAGACAATTATCCATACATTAGATCTGGCAGAACTTATGGATATACAGCTTATTAAAGATCTGAGTTTTCTTCTATTATTTTTTCTATTTGAGTTATTTCAAAAAGAATCTTACTCTTTAGACTCTTCAACTCATTAAGCACAGCGGCGGCTTGTTTTTTAGATTTGGCTTTTTCTAGTTTTTTTATAAGTCTGTCTGATTCTTTTTCATAAAACTCCGCCGTCTTGAGCATCATTTGCAAATGGTCCATATAAAATGAAAGAGGGGAGCTTTCGCTCCCCTCAGTTTTGTATTTTAACGCTTACGTCGAGCCGCTCGCTTACTTAGGGTTTGTGGGTCAGATGCAGTTGCGAAACCGAATGCATTACGCGCAATACGCTTGGTGTCGGTTCGATGTTGGTTGATCTTAACAACCTTCTGGACATCAGTCACTGTTAGCCTACCGCAGTCAGACTCGGTAACCGTAATAGAGTACTTATTCATAGCATCTATATTGTTGCTGAAAAATAGAAAAAGTCAAGTTATTTTTACAGAAATTTCCCTGCTTTCTGGGTTTTCTTTTTCCGGCAAAGAAACATTTAAAACACCGTTTTCTAGTTCAGCGGAAGTTTTTGCAAGATCGCAATCTTTTGGCAAAATAAATACGATTGACTTGGATTTTCTTTTGTTTTCTTTAGAGGGTGCAGCTTTAATAATCAATCTGCCTTGCTTGGTTTTAACAGAAACCTCTTCTTTAGAAAATCCGGGGACATCAAAAGAAAGCAAATACTTTCCATTTTCATGCCGCCAATCATATTCAATGTTAGAGGTGCTATCGATTAGGTTATAAAATAATGAATTATATGTATTGTCCATAGGTACTTTTTAAAAGCAAAGGCTGTGCCGTTAGATTTGGCTTAGATTTTCTATGTTTTTCTTGTTTTTCCGAGACTTGGAGGAACTTTTTGTCTCACTAAGTGCGCCATAGATGAGACTAAATAACTCATAAACAGACTGCTTAGAAAAATGGCTCTCTTCAGGAGGCTTCGGAGATGTGTCTTGCCATTCTAAAACATAATCAGCGAGGGCTTCGACCTTTGGAGTATGAGTCGCTTCTTGATTGTTGACTGGGATTGAAAATGTTTTTTTGAAAGGGGATGCGCTTTCTATTTTATACTTTTTGACATGAATTAAAATACCGCCATTTTTCTTTAACCAATAAACTTCATCGTTTTCATATTCAGCGTGTCTAATATCTGGAATGCAAATTATTCTTTCGTTTTTTGTTTTCTCGAACTTGGCTATGGCTTTAGAGATCTTGTCGGTCCAATGAGTGCCTCTGGTTTCAATGCGCTTAACTTTGCCATGAAAAACCAAAAAGTCTCGTATTTTACTCTTGTCTTCTCTTGAACAAATTATTGGGTCTATGCCGTAGAGAGACAAAAGAGCTTCTTTGCATTCTTCTTTAATAGAATCTGCCAAAGCAATTCTTTCAAATTCATAGCCCATTTCTTCGAACAACTCTCTAAGCATATTGCATAAAGAGTCTTTGCCGTCGCCAGCTAATCCTGATATTCCTATTAATTTATTCATTTGATAAAAACATTCCAATCTATATGATTTTTAAATTCTATTAAATCTGTTGCCAGAATGGGCGGCATGGCTTTGGGCTTTCTTATGAGTTTCAGCCCAGCTTCTTCTGGGGTTTTGTTTCCTTTTTTAGAGTTTATGTCTTTATGACATAGCACCATGTTTTCCCAAGTGTTTGGGCCTCCTCTAGACTTTGGAAAAGGGTGGTCTATATTTGCTTCTTCTGGTTTTAACTTTTTGCCGCTGTATTGGCAAATTCCTTTGTCTCTGATCCAAATGTTGTTCTTGGTAGGGCGGAATGTCTTTACTGGGATTTCAGCGTATTTAGAAGAGGCAATAATTGTAGGAACTCTAATTGACATTTTACTTGTTCTTATTTCTAGGTCACATTCTCTAACTGGGAGCGTTATCCATTCTTCCCATTTGACCGCTTGAATATCTTCTACTTCAGAAAAATTTAAAGAACCATCTTTATTTTTACCGTAGAGAACATTAAGCGCCACGCAGTTAGGATTAACAAGCTCGCTAAAAGCGTCTCTAACAGACTTAACTCCAATAGGTTGCCACCTCTTGTTAAGACATAGACATATAATTTTGTCCTCTATACCCATGCATTAAGTATGATTTTTTTTCTTATTAATGTCAAGATTTTTTCTAGATTTTTTTAACGTTATTTTTAGAATGAATTGATGAAGAAAAATTCTACTTCTAAAAATGCTATAAAGAAGGCGGCTAAGAAGCCAACGTCTTCTGGCAACGCAGGTAACACAGGCAACACAGGTAATGTTGGCAAGGGAGGCCAGCCAGGAAGTTCTGGTAGCTCGGGCTCCGCTAAAAAGCGATAAAACACGGCGCGATGAAAATCGCGCCTTTTTTATTTAATAAATTAAGAAAGACTCGTCAGAGCAATCTTCCCAGTCTAAAGATTCAGAGGCTTTGGATTTTCTTTTGAATTGACTATAGCACACAGCGGCTCTTTGTTTTTGCTGCGGGAAATCCTTGTTCATTGTAGGATCCCCCATGCATTTTGATACAAACTCGCTTTGCTTTTCGTTCTTTCTAGGTTTAGGTAATGGCATATAATCGTATTACACCTAATTAAGAGACCTAATATCAAAAATATCAACAGAAACTAAGGTATCTCCGTTTGATACAATGAACGTCTCCTCATCCTTTACGGCTGTAACCTCTCCGATCCACTCTCCTTCTGGATCTAAAATCTTTACAGTTTTGCCAATTAACCTTGAATTGATATCAAGTCTGGATTCTTTCATTTGATTTTTATTATTTTGTCTGAATATGGGAATGTTATGCTTATGTTTGAATAAGTTTTATTCGGATCTAATATTTCAGCAAGAATTTTGATGGTATCTTGAGAAAACTTCTCTGCGATTTCAACATATTTGCTTTCATGGATTTCAGTAGCTGCCTTATTTGAGCAGTTGCATTTCGACAAACTGTCTATACAAAAAGACAGCGCTTCTACTAATTCTGAGGATCTTGACACTTCTGTCGGGCTTGTCGAGATGGCTTTGCAAAATTCTATTAGTCCCTTAATTTCTATTTCCATGGTTAAACATTATATCTACAGTTTTGTATAGTATTACATACACAAAATAAACAAAAAAAACAAATTGAATTTTTGAAACAGCAAAACATAACCAAAAGCCCAAACAATATGGGCAGCTCAATAATCTAGTAAAAAAATTATTGTTCTTGAGAAGCAAGAAGTCAAAATAATTTGTCTTGCCATTGTTTTGAATTTTAAAACATTTATACTCAATGTCTCTGGTAAAAGACAAAATTTTAAATATCTTGCCGTATTCGACAATGAAATCTGTCTTATAAAGCAAAATAGAAATCGCCGCGCAAGAGGCGGCTTGGACAATATTATCCTGAATGCCCATAGCCACCCTCGCCTCGCTTGGTTGAAGTTAGGTCGTTAGACTTTACAAAATTAACATGAGCGCATGGCTCAATTATTATTTGAGCAATTTTGTCTCCAGCTTTCACATTAAAATCAACATTGTTGTCGGTGTTATACAAAATAACACCAATATCGCCCCTGTAGTCAGAGTCTATTACACCGGCTAAAACGTCAATTCCATTTTTATATGCCAGTCCAGATCTTGGAGCTATTCTTCCATAGTGGTTCATGGGAATGGCCATGCTGACGTTTGTCTTAATCAATGCCCTGCCAAGTCTGGGAATAATTGCGCTTTCAGCAGCATACAAATCGTATCCAGCAGAAAATGCAGTAGCTTGCGTAGGAATCTTGGCCAAGTCGCTTAACAGTTTGATGTGTATGTCCACGACGATATTATGCAGCTATAGTAAAAAAAGTCAACTTAAAATTTGATTTTTTTACTTTTTGAGATCATATTAAAGTGTGAACATCATTGAATGTTATCAGCTACTCAACGAGTACTTCAACAGCCGCAGTTGCTTCAATCTAAAGAAAAATAGGAAAGAAGTGATTTTGGTGTCTGACGATGAACCATCGGAAAACGCGGCGCTTGTCTGCGCTCTGAGAGAAATGGAAAAAGCCAATGTGCTTCGCTCATGCGTTCTAGACGGCGAAGAATATTGGGTTTTAGTGAAGTCTCTTGAGTCCTTTTCTCAGACGATAGAAGTAAGCGGGCTGGTAGCCGCTGGCATAGCTTCTATTATTAATAATATGTGCCAAGAGTTAAACAGCGAGTCAGAGAAGTGCGACGTTTTAAATATTACAGAAAAGGATTTAAAGAATTTAATTTATATCGCTTCTAAGGCCACTCCAGACTCGCTTAAGAAATGATTTGACTTTTCCAGAAAACAGGTCATAGTCATCCAGACTGTTGTGCAGAGGTAACCTGAGCAAAACCATGCTCACTTAAGAATAAAATCTTATTTAAACTCGTAAGAGACAGCAAGCCCGTTGAAAGACGATAGGAAATTGGAGGAAACTCCAGCGTGCGTTCGGGAGAGGTCGCGTCGTAACTGAGTCCTATTTAAAACTACTAGAAACTTCATTCCTCTCAAAGGAAAAGGCGATGGTGGAACGTCTGAAAAAAAGTCGCTGCGCAAACAACAGTCTAGCATAGCCAAAAGTAGTCACTAGCTAAACGGACTCACTAAAGCCGGAGATGCGATGACTGATGTGGGTACTTTTGGGTGAATAATATCTTAGATAACAACATCTAAGCTGACCTACTATTGCTTAATAGCCAACTCAAGGAAAAGTTATAAGGCGATGGTGGAGAGGCAAAGTCTCTGTGGCAACACAGAGCATTAAGGAAAAAGTTTATGTCTAAATCAAAATCTATTAAAGATCTTGATCTTGTTTTAGTTAATAAGATCAAAGATAATAACTGCAACGACAGTTTCGAAAAATTATCAGGTTCTTACGATAATTTTTATTTCTCTATCGCAAGAAAATATTCTCAAGCATTAAACAGAATGGGAATGAGCAAAGAAGAGATAAAGTCTGAAAAAGATTTTATTCTTTACAAAGCAATTCAGTCTTTTGATGCGAAGCAGAAAACGAAGTTTTCAACTTGGTTTTGCAACTGTGCGAGATATCATTTTCTTAATTACATTAATTCAAACAAAAAATACATCTTGAACGAGGGTTTAGGTGTTGATGTTTATATTAATAAAGATATCTTAACTGTAACAGATAAGAATAATGATTTATTTGATTATTTGTCTTCTCTTCTTTCTTCTTTCAAAGATCCTAGAGTTAATGAGGTATATAAATTAAGGTATTTTTCTAACACGGCTAAACCTGTTACATGGAATAAGATCGCTAAAAAACTAAATATAAGCACACAGACAGCAATCAACCTGCACGAAAAGGCTAGAGTTTTCCTAAAAAACAAGATTCTTAGTAAAAATTCTTTCGATTTGGTTTGACTTTTTGGTTTTTTGGGTCATAATGTGTTTAGCATGAATGCTACCAAGACTGAAAACAAGTGGGATAACCGCGAACTGGGCGCCTTGTGGACGAAAGTCAGCAAGGATAAATCACAGAAGTATATGACTGGTCATATTAACACCTCTTTGGAGGGAAAGATTGACATTGTCATTTTCTCGAACAAGGAAAAGAAAACCGATAAATCTCCAGATTTTCGGATTTATGCTTCTGATCGCTCGGACAAGCAAAAGGATCAGGCTAGCAAAACCTCTCCAGCACTTGCCCAAAAAGTGCAATCGGAGTCTGAGGATGACGACGGAGTTCTATAATAAAAAGTAGAAAATCCTTTTCACCTACCTATAACAATAGGTAGGTTTTTTTATGCAATTTGCCGTTCAAGTTCCGCTAAATTCTTTGAGCTTTGGCCAAGTTAGTTTTAATTTGCTTTACGAGTTTTACAAGCTCGGGCTTAATCCACATATTTTCAAATCTTCTGACCATCAGATAGACTTTTCAGCTTATGACTTTGAACAAGACTTTACCAACTGGATCATTAAAAATCACAATGAAGCACTATTGAAGCATAATAGAAATATTCCATGTATAAGACTTTGGCATATTAATGATTCACTCAGGACATATTCAAATAGGCAAATTCTTTTAACTTTCCACGAAACGGATCAACTTACTCCTATTGAAGCAAATATCTTAAAAAATAGCGAAGTTTGCGTGACTTCAAAATACACTCAAGATGTTTTCGCGGACGCTGGCGTTTCTTCTTCTATCGTACATCTTGGATTTGATTCTAATCACTTTAAGATTTTAGATAAAAAATATTTTGATGACGGAAGAATAACTTTTAATCTTTGCGGCAAGTACGAAAAACGCAAGCATCATACAAAGATTGTAAAGACATGGATTAAAAAATTTGGTAAAGATAAGAGATATTCTTTGCAATGCGCTTTACACAATCCGTTTTATCAAGACCCCGCTGAATTAAAAGGAGTATTCTCAAATATGTTAGACGGCAAGCCCGTTTTTAACGTTACATTTTTGACATCGATGCCAAAAAATTCCACCTACAATGATTTTCTAAATTCTTCAGATATCGTTATCGCAATGTCTGGCGCAGAAGGCTGGGGCCTTCCAGAGTTTCAATCTGTAGGGCTTGGCAAGCACGCAGTTGTTTTAAATGCCACATCTTACAAAGAGTGGGCTAATAAAGAAAACTCTATAATTGTCGAGCCAAATAATAAAATTGAAGTCTATGATGGAAAGTTTTTCTCTAAGGGAGCGCCATTCAACCAGGGAAATATTTTTGATTTTAGTGAAGATGAATTCATTGCTGGCTGTGAAGAAGCGATTAAGAGGGTCGAATCAGATAGAGTTAATCACGAAGGATTAAAACTCCAAGAAAAATTCAAGTATTCAGATACGGCTAATAAACTGCTATCAATGATTTAATATGCCAATTTATCTATTTAAGAACCCTAAAACCGGCAAAATTGTTTCTGTTTTTCAGCAAATGAATGAAGAACATGTTCATTCTGAAGATGGAATTAAGTATGAAAGAGTCTTTACAGTACCTAACGCTCAAATTGATGCCGATATTGATGTTGATTCTTCTGAAAAGTTTATAGAAAAAACAGGAAAAATGAAAGGCACACTTGGAGAAATTTGGGACTACTCTCAAGAATTAAGTAACAAAAGAGCTGAAAAAAACGGTGGTATTGATCCTGTGCGTCAAAAAGCAGAAGAAAAATATTCCAAAAAGCGCAGGGGTATGAAATATAAAAACAAGATAAACCCTTCGGAAATGCCCAAGATTCAGCTTGACTAATTCTATTTTCCGGGAATATTGTGTAAACCATCATCCTATGAGCATTCTATCTAAAGATTTTATTTCAAAATATAAAGGCAAACAACCAAACTGGGGCTTCAATGGTTTGGGCTATGTTGTCTACAAAAGAACATACGCAAGACTCAAGGAAGATGGCTCTACCGAAGAGTGGCATGAAACTGTAGAGCGTTGCGTAAATGGGGCGCAAAAGATTGGCGCTGGATACACAGAAGAAGAGGCCGAAAGAATATATGATTATGTATTTAATCTAAAGTGCAATTTTGCCGGAAGAATGCTTTGGCAGCTTGGTACATCTACAGTTGATCGCTTTGGGGCTAATTCATTGCTTAATTGCTGGGCTGTAGCAATGCGAGAGCCTAATGCATTTTTGTTTCTTTTTGAGAATCTGATGCTTGGTGGTGGCGTTGGTTATAGTATCCGAAGAGAAGATGTTCATGAGTTACCTAAAATAAAGAAAAGTGTAAAGGTTATTCATGAAGGCTCTAAAGATGCTGATTACATTGTCCCTGATAAGCGCGAAGGCTGGGTTAACTTGCTATCTAAAGTCTTGGATGCTTTTTATGTCACTGGCAAATCGTTTTCTTATTCGACCATTCTTATCAGAGGGTATGGAGAACCAATCAAAGGCTTTGGGGGAAAAGCTAGCGGCCCACAAGTCCTTATTGATGGAATCGATAAGATCACAAAAATTTTCCAGTCTAGAGAAGGCAAAAAACTTCGTTCGCTCGATGTTCTAGATATCTGCAATATAATTGGCAGCATTGTTGTCGCTGGTAATGTTCGTCGAAGTGCTGAAATCGCTCTTGGCGACCCTGACGACATTCTTTATTTGCGAGCAAAGAATTGGGGCACTGGCAATGTTCCAAACTGGAGAGCTATGAGCAATAATACTATTTATGCTGATAGCTACAGTCATGTTCTTGAAGAAATTTGGAAAAACGGCTATGAAATAAACCCAGACAGCGGATACGCGAACGGAGAGCCTTATGGCTTTTTTAATCTACCGCTTTCTCAAAAATTCGGAAGAATTAAAGATGGCGACATTTCTCAAAACGCAATGTATCCGACAGATATAGATAATTGCGAAATGACCAATCCATGCGCTGAAATTAGCCTTTCTAATTATGAATGCTGCAATCTTTGCGAACTGTATTTAAATAATATCTCTAGTAAAGAAGAGCTTCTTGATTGCTCTCAGCTTCTTTATAAAACTCAAAAAGCAATAGCTTCTCTCCCTTTCATCCATGAAGAAACTAATAAAATCGTTCACAAGAACATGCGCCTTGGCCTTGGCATTACTGGTGTATGTCAGTCTCTTGATAAGCTTTCTTGGCTTGATGATTGCTATGTTGCTCTTCGCGCTTTTGATAGGGCTTGGAGCAAGAAGCGCGGATGGCCTGAAAGCATTAAGCTCACGACTGTTAAACCCAGCGGCACATTAAGCTTGCTTGGCGGAGCTACCCCCGGAGTACATCCAGCATTTAGCCAATATTATATGCGCACAGTTCGCATGTCTAGTTCTGATGCGTTAGTTCAAATTTGTAAGGACATGGGTTATCATGTTGAGTTTCTTGTTAATTTTGACGGGACAGAAAACAGAGATACTGTTGTTGTTTATTTCCCATGCAAAACACCAGAAGGATCAATCTTGGCTAAAGATATGGACGTTTTGAAGCAGCTTGACATGGTGAAAAAGCTTCAAACAGATTGGTCTGACAACGCCGTGTCCGTAACTGCTTATTATAAACCAGAAGAACTTGATTCATTAAAAGCTTGGCTTAAGGAAAATTACGAGCATAATGTAAAGAGCGTTAGCTTCTTGCTGTTTAAAAACCACGGATTTAAGCAGGCTCCCTATCAAGAGATTGACGAAGAAACATATTTGTTAGCTTCGTCTAAAGTTAAACCAATATCTTCTTTATCTATCAACAGCACTGAAATGCTAGATATGGCTGAGTGCGCTACTGGCGCTTGCCCAATCCGCTAATCACATAAAAAATTACAAAATTAGGGTCTAATTTTATGGAAATTTCCATAGTTAGGCCCTAATACATTTTAATAACATGAAATTTTACGTCAGAGGCGGGGTGGGCGATTTTTTACAATGCTCTTGGTTTATACAAAATAACAAAACCAAAGAATTTATTGTCCACACACATTTTAAAGAGGCCGAATCTTTTTTCAAAAACTTAAATGCAGAAAATGTTTTCTTTTACTATTTTGATACTATAGAAGAACACGATAAACAAATAGATAAAATTCTTGAAAACCATGGAGAAAACTCTACCACCAACATAAGAGAATGCCCCAGAAGTTATTATTCTAACATTAATTTTTCTCAACAATTCAAAGACGAAGCTGAATCTTTTATTAAAAAGTTTTCTAATAAAAAACCAATAATAGGTATTCATCCTTTCGGAAGCAATTTTTCTTGCGACACTTATTCTCGTTTCAATTTACCTATAAAATATTTATCTCCAGAGATAGTTTCAGAAATGATTAGCGAAAATTATAATTATATTATATTTGGATCTAAATCTCAACTAGAGTCTTACGGAATACCACAGTCTGAAAATATACTACACACTGACATTAGCATTGAATCCTGTTTGGAGTTAGTGAAACTCTGCTGTAAATTTTTTGGCACAGACAGCTGCTTTAAAACAATGTCTTCTATGTCAAGAATACCAACATATTGCGTTTTAGGAGATTTCGAGGATACTATAAGAGATCAATTTTTTATTAATCAATACGAAAAAGACAATGTTATGAAAGTTTTTAGATTCAAAGATGCCTATTCTGAAAAAAACAAGCTAATTGACTTTTTAAAACTAAATTGATATGAAATTTTCTTTATTTCTAAATACAAGAAATAGACCTCACCTACTTAGAAATTTTTTAAATTCTGTCTATCAAACTACAAGCGATAAAAATTCTATAGAAATTATTATTACTTATGATGACGATGACGAGCTAACTCACGCTATTTCTAAAAATAATTTTGGACTGGATATAAGGTTTATCAGAGGTCCAAGGCCTGATAATTTAATTGCCTCTTACAACAGAATGGTCAGAGTTGCAAAAGGAGAAAATCTTTTTGTTTGCAACGATGATATCTCTATTTTAACTAAAAGCTGGGATGAAATAGCCTTAAATAAAATAAATGAATACAAGGAAATTCATGGATTTTCTGATAATATTTATTATTGCAAAACCCACTGCAATAGCGCAGATAGAGACATAACCGCAGGATATTGTTCTTTTCCAATAATTTCCAAAAAAGCGACCGAGGTTTTAGGGTTTTTCATGTATGAATCTTTTAAAACTTTAGGAGGAGACACTTCTATATACAGACTCTATAAAGAAATAGAAAGAATTATAGATTTACAAGAAATAAAAATAGATCATATTTTGCATAATACTGTTTCTGCGGTTTGTTCTCCTGATAAAGTAGCCGAAGAATATAGACATAAATTTTTTTCTAATGTAATAAACCCACTGACTTTTGATGTATCTAAAGAAGCTAAATTACTAATAGATTATATAAATGAAAATTCTGAATCTAAGTTCTTTGAATAACTGCAAAATAAAAGACCTTTTTGTTCTTCAGCCAGAAACTTTTAGCGATTTTAGAGGGGAAAATTTTGAAGGATACAACGACTGCTCCTATCAAAAAATTTTTTCTTCTAGCGAAAGGTGGTCGAAAGCAAGCCCCAAATTTATAGTAGATAGTTTTTCTAAATCTAGAAAAGATGTCTTGCGTGGATTTCATGGAGATATTTTTACATGGAAACTTATAGAGTGTCTGAAAGGATCAATATACTTTGCCGTCATAGACTTAAGGAAAGATTCTGAAACATTCGGTGAACATCAAACATTTACTCTCACAGAACATAATAAGTACCAAGTGCTTGTACCGAATGGGTGCGTTAATGCGCATTTATGTGTCAGTGAAGAATGCTTATTTCATTATAAATTTACGCATGAATACGTTGCGCAAAAAGACCAGATGCATGTAAAATGGAACGACCCAAAATATAATATTTTTTGGCCTATAAACAATCCAATCCTTTCTGAAAGAGATAAATGAAAAATTTTATAATAGTCTCTGCGATAAAAGAAGAGTTTCCATTTGACGAAGATTTTCCAATTATTTACACTGGAATCGGCAAAGTAAACGCTGCGATTGGTTTGTGTAATTACTTAAATCTTAATCCAAAAATAGATATTGTTATAAATTTAGGATCTGCTGGAGGATTAAATTGCGAAATTGGATCAATTGTTGAATGCGGTATTTTTATAGACGGCCAATTAGACTATCCCGGATATATACAAGAGCAAATAGTATTTGGAATTAATAAAAAAACATGTTGCACTTTTGATAATTTTGTAACTGAAAAACCAAAAATTTATGCAAATTGTGTCGATATGGAGGCGGCGGCTCTCGCCAAAACTTGCATGCAAAAAGAACTTAAATTTTTGTGTTTTAAATATATTTCTGATATAATAGGTGAAGAAAAACAAACAACTAAATGGCTTAAAAATTATAAAGAAGGTAAAAATCTTCTGAGAAAAGCTCTAGAAAACATAATATGAAAATTTTAATCACAGGGGGCGCGGGATATTTAGGCTCAGTATTAACTGAAAACTTACTTAAAGAAGGTAACGAAGTAACTATTTTAGATAATTTATGCTATAATCAGTTATCTCTGAGCGGATTTTTTTCTAATAAACTGTTTAAATTTGTACTGGGAGACGTTAGAGAAAAATCTCTTTTAGAAAAACTTGTAAGTGAAAATGATGTAATTATACCATTGGCAGCTATTGTTGGAATGCCAGCTTGCAAAAGCAATCCCCAAGCCGCAATCGATATAAATCTAAATCAAATAAAAAATATAATTAAATTTTCTAGTAAAAACCAAAGAATCATATTGCCTAATACTAATAGTCAATATGGCTCATCTTCTGAAATAATTACAGAAAGTAGTCCTTTCAAACCCCTATCTCTTTATGCAGAAACCAAATGCGATGCCGAAAAAGCGCTTCTTGACTCTGGAAATGGAATTGCTCTAAGACTAGCTACTGTTTTTGGTATGTCTTATAGAATGAGAATGGATCTTTTAGTTAACGATCTTGTATTTAAATCTTTGACTGATGGATATCTTGTTCTTTTTGAATCTCATTTTATCAGAAATTATATTCATGTAAGAGATGTTTCTAAGGCTTTCTCTTTTATGATATATAGATACCTAAATTGCAATAATAACGCTTTCAATGTAGGTCTTTCTGATGCTAATTTAAATAAATTGCAATTAGCAGAAACTATCAAAAAGTTTATTCCTGAATTAGTTATCGTGCAAAATGAATTCAAAAAAGATTTTGACCAAAGAAATTATAGAGTGTCAAATAAAAAAATAGAATCATATGGATGGTCTCCAGATTTTTCTCTAGAATCCGGCATAAAAGAATTGATTAATGGGTATCAGCAAATAATAAAATATAAAAATAAAGATTTTACTAACTTGTAATTTATTTATGGATATATTATTTGTTTCTCCCGGTAACGCCTCTGGAATTTACCAAGACCTTTCTGAAAACTATTCTGCGATAGAACCTCCGACTTGGGCATTACTTTTAGCTCAATCTTGCAGATCTATAGGTCTTAGCGTAGGAATTCTTGATATAAACGCTGAAAAGCTAAATAACGATAAAGTCTTACAAAGAATAAATGCACTCAATCCCAATCTGATTTGTTTTGTCGTCTACGGTCAAAATGTTAATTCTGGGACCGTCAATATGTCTGGGGCATTATATACTTCTAATTTTTTAAAGGAAAAAGACGTAAAAATTCCAATCTCATACGTAGGTTCATATATGCAGGCTGTTCCTTTCAAAGTAATGAAAGACGAGCCTTCTATTGATTTTGCTTTTACGAATGAAGCGGTTTACGCTTTAAGAAATGTAGCCAAGCTTAAAGATTTTTCTAATTTAGAAAATATAAATGGAATTATTTGGAGAAAGAATGGAGTTATAACAATAAACCCTCCAGAAAAATCTGTTCCAAACGATAGGATGGATATAGACTTACCTGGTTACGCTTGGGATCTTCTTCCTTATCAAAATAAACCGCTAGATTTATATAGATCTCCATTATGGCATTCTGAATATAATGAAGACAATAGAACACCATACGCCGCTATACAAACATCTTTAGGATGCCAATTTTCTTGCAGTTTTTGCATGATTAATATCATTAACAGAAATGATAACGATGAAATAGGCGTAGCTGGCAAATATAGCGGCATGAGATATTGGAGTCCTGATTTTATTATTAAAGAATTCGAAAAACTGTATTCTCTTGGAGTTAGAACAATAAAAATAACAGACGAAATGTTTTTATTAAATAAAAAATTTTATGCCCCGCTTTGCGAAATGCTACGCGATAGAGGTTATGGCAAAAACTTAAGAATGTGGGCATATTCAAGGATAGACACAGTAAGAAATCCTGAGCTTCTTAAATTAGTAAGATCTGCTGGAATTAGATGGCTGGCCCTCGGCATAGAAAGCGCAGATAAAACAGTAAGACTAGAAGTATCTAAAGGAAAATTCGAAGATGTAGACATTAAAAGAGTTATATCTCAAATCCATGACGCTAACATTGAAGTAATGGCGAATTATATATTTGGCCTTCCCGGAGACACTGTTGAAAGCATGCGTAAAACTCTTGACTTTTCTAAAGATTTATGTACATCTGGATGGAATGCTTATGCCGCCATGGCATTACCAGGAAGTCAATTGTATAAAGATGCTATCTTAAAAAATACAAAATTGCCAGACTCTTATGAAGGATATTCTTTTCATGGCTACGAGACTCTTCCCCTGCCAACAGAATCGTTGTCCGCTGAAGAAGTGTTAAAATTCAGGGATTCGGCTTTTTCCGAATACCACTCTTCTGGCGCTTTTTTGGATAGAATAAAAAATAAATTTGGGGAAAACGCTGTAAAAAATATAAAAGACATGTTAAAGATAAAAATAGTTAGAAAAATCTATAATTAAAATGAAACAATATTCTGAAAAAGATTTATTAGATTTTGAAGAAGACATCGCAAAAGAATTTAATTCAGGCAAAATAAAGGCTCCGATTCATCTTCACAATGGAAATGAGAAAGAAATAATAGAAATATTTAAAAACATAAATCCTAAAGATTGGATTCTATGCAGCTGGAGAAGTCATTATCACTGCCTGCTTAAAGGAGTGCCTCCAGAAGAATTAAAACAAAATATAATGGACGGAAAATCTATAGCTCTTTGTTTCCCAGAGTATAATATTTTTTCTTCAGCTATCGTAACCGGCATTCTTCCTATCGCGGTAGGAATAGGTATGGCGTCAAAAATGAATGGTGATGGAAGATGGGTGTATTGTTTTGTCGGCGACATGACATCTGAGACAGGATGTTTCGAAGAGTGTTATAAATATGTTTGCAACCACGATCTTCCAGTCAAATTTATAATAGAAGATAATGGCAAATCTGTTTGTACAGATACTCGGAAAATATGGAACACCATAAGACTTAGCAAAGAAGGCTTATTTAATAAGCATCTTTACTATTATAAATATGAAACAAAATGGCCTCACGCTGGAGCCGGACAAAGAGTTCAATTTTAATATGAAATATTTTGATGAATTAAAAAGATCAATGGATTATCTAGCGGCTCATCCGGACACTTTATTTATTGGCCAAGCTGTTGAGTATGCTGGCACAGCAATGAGCAACACTTTAAAAGATGTACCAAATAATAAAAAACTAGAGCTTCCTGTTTGCGAAGATTTGCAAGCTGGAATGACAAATGGCTTTGCTTTATCTGGCAAAATTCCAATAAGCATCTATCCACGATGGAATTTCTTTTTGCTCGCCACAAATCAAGTAGTTAATCATTTAGATAAGATCCCAATGATTTCTGATTTTAAAACTAAAGCAATTATTAGAACTGGAATTGGTTCGGAAAGACCTCTTCATCCGCAGCATCAACACGTTGGCGATTTCACTGATGCATTTAATCTTATGCTCAAAAATGTAGAAGTAATTAGGCTTGACGAGCCAGAAGATATATTTCCAGCTTATGAAAAAGCTTTAAATAGAACCGATGGCAAATCAACTATTTTAGTTGAGTGGGGAGATTTTTATAACGAAAAATAAAAACTGCAATTAAAGATAATGGATTTCTCTTTTTTAATTGCCTCTAAAAAACCGTATGATGACTACGCTCGAAAATCTGTTGATTCCATTTGTGCGATAGATACTAAATTAAAATACGAAATCATAATATGCCACCAAGATGAAATAAGAGACAGCAGAGTCAGATGGATAAAAGACGATAAGCTATCTGGATCTTGTTATGCTTATAATACTTGCTATAAATATTCTTCTGGTAAATATATTTTTATTTTTACAGATGATGCTATTTTGCATGGAGACATTTACGGAACAATTGATTTTCTTGAGTCTGATTTATTTAAAAATAAAAAATTTAAGATAACAACTTTGCCTGGAATGCTGCGAGATAAAACAAGCCCTATTAATATTACAAAATTTGAAAAAGAACCGTCCTATCCTGATATATTAAAATTAACAGATTGTTATATTATTTGTCCGCCGTTTAATGTTCCATGTTTCCCAATATTTTCTAGGGAAACCGTAGATAATTTTTTGGGTGGCATTCTTTTCCATCCAAGCGTAAAAATATGTCATGACTGGTGGCTTGGGGCTTTTTTGTATTTTAATGGCGAACCAATAGTGCAGTACGACAAAGCTTTAATTATTGGAGATCCTATTTTAGCAATACCACATGAAGATTTAATTTTGGAAGATACAAAAGTAAAATTTTTTGGAGAAAGCTATGTGAATACATATAGAATTATTAAAAACTATTTCAAAGGCATGCCTTACGTATACGATGAAGGAAAAAGTTATATTTCAGAGCAAGAAATCCTAAAATTAAAAAATGAAAGAAAAACATCACATCCTATTTGTAACTGAAAAGTGGTTCAATGGCTGCCCGCAGCTTTCATTCACAAATAATTTTCACAATTTATTCAATACATTTAACTCGGCCGTAGGTGAAGATTTTTCCTGGAACACAATTCACATAGATGAATCGTATTCTATTTATGGAAAACATGTAGATGAAATAATCTTAAACTACTGTTTATACAATAACGTATCCGTTGTTTTTTATTCTCTTTTAGGCACTGACCCCAGAAATCCAACAATAAAAACATATCAAGCTCTTAAAAATGCTAAAATAAAGCAATGTTTTATGTGGCCAGATACTGCTGGCTGGGCTATAGAAAAAATAAAAGAACTTGACAGTTTATCTGATCTTCACATCTCTTGGGATAATCCATCTATTAAAATTGGATATTCAAATAAGCATTTATCTATGTGGGTTCCTCAAGATCAATTTTTATTTTGCCCAGACGAACAAAATATAGATGTTAATTTTTCTGGCAGCAAGCATCAGGAAGACAGAATAGAATATTTAAATTTTTTAATTAAAAAACTAAATGCAATATCAATTAGAGGCGGGCAAGCGGAAGAAAGGCTAAGCCCTCAGCTATATGCATTTTTGATAAGAAGAAGCAAAATAAATCTTAATTTCCCACTGCACCCTTTCGGATTTGATCAGGTTAAAGGAAGAGTGTTTGAAGTTTTGGCTTCTAAATCTTTGCTTTTGGAAAAGGCTAATAGCGAAACAAAAAAATTATTAATTCCAAATGAAGAATACGTTGAGTTTTACAGCCCCCAAGATGCTTTAGGCAAAATTAAATATTTTTTAAACAACGAAGAGCACAGAATCGACATAGCTCGAAAAGGATATGAAAAATATAGAGAAAAATATTCGTCTGATATATTTTGGAAAACTATAATTAATAAACTGTTTGCGTCTCAAATTTATGAAATTAACAATAATTTTTAATACATGCGGAATATCCGGCAATGAAAATGTAGAAAGATACATTTCTTCAATAAATAGCATTCTTAATCAAAAATTTGATGACTTTAGAGTTGTTTTGTCTAGTTGCTTAAACTCCAATAAAACAAAAAACAGACTTATAAACGAATTTAAAAATAAAATTTCTTATAGCTTTATAGACGAACTTTTACCTGTAAACATAACTTTTAATAAAAGCGTTCAAAGCTCAGTAGCTCATATTGGCAAATCCGATGGATACTTATATGTTGATTCTGGTATTGATATGTCAAATGATTTAAATACTTTGTCTAAATTGTATGATTTGCATAAGTCTGGACCAAACGGAATGACCGCTTCTAGAGTAGATTGTGACGCTGGCTATTGGCTTTGGTTCGGCCAAAATGTTCCGGGATGGTCTCCTTATCATAATCCAACTCCGGAGCAGGATTTCGAATGCAGCCAAGCAATGTTTAAAAATGGTAATTTTACCGTCCCAATTGGCAAAACAGTTAATTTACACCTTCAGATTTTTGACAATTCTATATTTGAGTCTTTTGATAACAGATTAATGCCTGATATTTTTGCCTCTCACTCTACGGAAGGCACTTTCACTTTCATTAATTCTTGTTTAAATAAAAAATTCGTTGTTCATAAAGATGTTTCAGTCAACCATTTCACCAGCATGGATGGAGGAAGCTCTGGATTTAGGCCAGAAAGAGCAGGCGTCCCTGGATATCAACACACGATAAATTTTAGCAAAAAAACTATAATGGACGCAGTTAATAGCCAAGAAGCGAAAGAATGCGGGTTCGGTTATGAGGAATGCCAAAATATACTAATTCATGATGAATCTAAATTTGATGAAAATGGATTTTCAAAAAATCCAGAAAGATTAAAGAAATTTTTATTAGAAGGCTTTTATCTTTCAAAAGAAGAGTTTAGTTACGAAAACATCAATCATGTTTTCTTTAAATAATATGATAAAACTTTCAGTTATAATACCAGGAATAAGACCTCAAAATTGGCAAAAAATTTATGAAAGCGTTAAGGATTCTTTAGGTTCTTATCAGTTTGAAATGGTCGCTATAGGCCCAAACTTACCAAGTTCTTTTTTTAACGACAAATTAAATTTTAAATACGTAAGAGATTTTGGACACCCCAGCAGATGTTTGCAAATAGCTTCGATTTTATCTTCTGGAGAATATCTATGTTGGCTTCCTGATGACATTATTTTAGAATCAGGCTCTCTTGGTAAATGCGTCGAATTTATGATTGGAAAATCATCTTTGGACGGAATGACGCTAAGATATTCGGAAGGGCAAGGATTTACAGGCTCTCAAGACAAAGATGACTCTTATTGGATCGGATACACCCACCCAGACCAAAGATTTCCGCATGTAAACAAAGATTGGAAAATAGCGCCAGTGTTTTTATATAACAGAAACCATTTTATATCAATTGGAGGTTTGGATTGTAGATTCGAGCATATAAATTTTAATACTCATGATTTTGCTTATAGAACTCAAGCTTTAGGTGGCAAAATTTACCTTTCTCCAACTAAAGTTTTTAGCGCAGACTGGACTCCAAACGATCCTATTATATCTGGGGCTCATTATGAAAATGACGCGCCATTATTCGCTCAAATATATTCTCAACAAAATTTTATTAGAAACGTGAGCATTGATAATTGGAAAGACCAACCAAATTATTGGCCAAGAAGAAATTATAAAATATGAAACTGCACCTAGGCTGTTATCGCAAAAAAATTCACGGCTATACTAATATAGACATACGAGAAGAAGTAAATCCAGACTTAGTTGACGATGTTTTCTCTTTAGAAAAAATCTCAAATAATTCAGCGGAATTAATTTATGCCTGTCATGTTTTAGAGCATGCTAGACTGGATGAGGCTAAAAAAGCTTTTGCAAGATGGAATTCTATATTAAAGCCAGAAGGTGTTCTCAGAATAGCCGTTCCCGATTTGGAAGCTGTTTTTGATTATTATAAACAAACTGGAAATATTGCAGAGCTTAGATCTTTTATATATGGTTCTCAAAAGCATCCATACGATATCCATTACACTGGATGGGATTTTCATTCTCTAAAGAATGACTTGGAACAATGTGGATTTAAAAATGTACGCAGATACGACTGGAGAGAAACTGATCATTTTTATATTGATGATTATAGCCAATCTTATATGCCTAAAATTTCCTATAAATCAAGAAGAATCAACGATATAATAGAAGGAAAATTAATGAGCTTAAATGTAGAGGCCACTAAACAATGAAAATTCTAGTAACAGGAGGCAATGGATTAGTCGGCAATGCTATCAAAAAAATTGCATCAAAAAATCCACAATTTGATTTTATTTTTGTCGGCAGAGAAGATTGCGATTTAACTAAAGAAAGCCAAGTCGAGTCTCTCTTTTTAAACTATAAGCCAAATTATGTCATTCATACCGCCGCTAAAGTAGGTGGAATTGGTGGCAATATGATCGGCCACGCTGACTATTTTTATCAAAATATTTTAATTAATTCTTTTCTAATACACTATTCGTGGAAATATAATGTAGAAAAACTTTTAGCATTTTCTTCGGTTTGCGTTTTCCCAGATGACTCTCAAATTCTTAAAGAAGAGAATATGCATAATGGGCCTCCATTTTCTGGAAATTTTGCCTATGCTTTTGCGAAAAGAATGGTTGATGTTCAAATAAGAGCTTACAAACACCAGCACAATATTAAAAATTATTGCTCTATTATTCCTTCCAACATAATTGGAACTCATGATTTTTATAATTTGCAACACGGGCATGTTCTTCCGAGCTTAATACACAAAATTTATTTAGCCAAAAAAAACAACTCTAACCTAGAAGTTTGGGGAGACGGCAAGTCCCTTAGAGAGTTTATTTTTGCCGATGATCTTGCCCTAGCTTTGGTTGATTTGCTAAAGAAAAGCAACATACCTGAAAGACTAACTATAGCTGGAAACAAACAGTATTCTATAAAAGATATTGTAGATATGCTTGTTAAAGCTTCAGGATTTGCAGGAGAGGTCATTTTCAATGGTGCTAAACCCAACGGCCAAAGAAATCGACAATCCGATTTATCTTTATTCAACAGCTTATTTCCAAATTTTAATTTTACAAACATCGAAGAAGCTGTTAAAATTAGTTACGACTGGTTCGAGAAAAACTATCCCAACATAAGACTATGAATATAAAATGGCCATTAATGCACAACAATATCTCTCGCTCAGACGCGAATGCTATTATTGATTTTTTGTCTCAAGACCCGCTGCCTATTCTTACCAACGCTTCGAAAGTAAAAGAGTTTGAGCAAAAGTGGGGCGAATGGTTGGGTACTAAATACAACGTGATGGTGAACTCGGGCAGCGCAGCGAATGAGCTATCTTTGCTTTATCTTAAGCATAAATTCCCTCAAGGAGGAGAGGTCATTGTTCCCCCTATGGCGTGGGTTTCAGACGTCGCTGCCGTTTTGCAAAATGATTTTACTCCTGTTTTTTGCGATATTAAATTAAACAACCTTGCCCTCGATATCGAAGATGTTAAAAAGAAAATCACACCCAGAACAAGAGCTATTATTTTAATACATATCCTTGGATACAACGGTATTTCAGATGAGCTAATCCAAATCTGCAAAGAAAAAAATATCTTATTGATTGAAGATGTTTGTGAGTCTCATGGGGCCACATTCAAAGGCCAAAAAGTCGGCACATTTGGTGATATTTCTAATTTTTCATTTTATTATGCCCATCACATGACCTCTATCGAAGGAGGGATGATAAGCACAAATAATCATGACATATATCAATTAATTAGAGCTTTTAGATCTCACGGCATGCTTAGAGAAACCACGGACGAAAGTTTAAAGCAAAAAGTTTTAAATGAACATCCAGATCTTAATAAAGATTTCGTTTTCCTAGAAGCTGCTCATAATTTTAGATCAACAGAAATCAACGCTATATTAGCCCTAAATCAAATACAAAATCTAGACGAAAATAATAAAATACGAGCAGAAAATTTAGATATATTTTTAAATAATTTAAACCCAGAAAAGTTTTTCGTTGATTTCGACAGAGTAGGCAACTCTAATTACGCTTTCACGTTAATTCTAAAAAAACCAGATTGGGCATTAAGAATTAATGTAGAAACAGCATTGCGCAATGCAGGTATTGAGTTTAGGCGAGGTTTGTCTGGCGGAGGCAACCAACTACGTCAACCCTATCTTAAGAGATTATTTGGAAATAGTTATCTTAATTTTCCAATAACTGATCACTGCCATAACTTTGGCTGGTACATTGGAAACTACCCAGAACTTCCAAAACAGCGAATTACAGAGCTTACTTCTATCGTAAATGATTTACCTTCATGATTTTAGTCAAATCTCCATTTAGAGTATCATTTTTTGGCGGATCAACCGACTATGCTGATTTTTATGAGCAGCATGGCTCTTTTATATTCGGGTGTGCTATCAATAAATATGCATATCTTTCTATCAGAAACAAGCCTAAAATTTTATCAGAAGCCAGCACCATAAGTTATTCTAAGTTTGAACGAGTTAAAGATTTAAGAGATATAGAAAATCCTTTGATCAGAGAAACTTTAAAATATTTCGGAGTAAATGGATCAATAGAATTTATCTCTTTTTCTGATATTCCATCTAGAACTGGCCTAGGAGGCTCTTCTTCTTATTGCGTCGGCATGAGCCATCTTTTAAGAACCTTTTTAGGCAAAGAAATATCAAAAAAACAAATAGCAAAAGATGCTATAGAAATAGAAAGGAATATTCTCAAAGAAAGCGGAGGAATCCAAGACCAGATTTGGGCAGCGTATGGCGGTTTAAATACGATAGAAATACAAAAAAATGGAAACTTCTTTGTAAAACCATTGCCAATCACAAATGAATTCAAGCAGCATCTCCGCGATTCAATGATTCTAATTTATTCTAACGAGCAAAGAATTTCTGATAACGTAGCTAAATCTCACGAAAATAAAGATAAAATGCCAATCTTGAAATTGGCTTACGAAGCTTATAATCATTTACTTTCCGAAGACATTAAATCTATGGGAAATCTTATGTACAATGCTTGGCTCGAAAAATCTAAAATTTCCAGCCATGTTTCTACCAAATCTGTTGAGTCTATAATATCTTCATGTATGAACGCTGGGGCTTATGGAGCTAAATTGCTAGGAGCTGGAGGATGTGGATTCGTCTTGGTTTTATGCGACCCCTCCGTTAAGAAAAAAATATCAGAAATTTTTGCAGATAATATTTTAGAATTTGATTTTGACTATAATGGAGCTTATACAATCTTTGATAATTCATATGGATCATCCATTAAATGATTTTAGAGTCGGTATCGTATCTGGATATTTTAATCCAATACACTATGGACATATAGAATATATCGATGGCGCAAAAGATAATTGCGACCTTTTGATAGCTATAGTCAATAGCGATTTACAAGTTTTTTTGAAAGGAAGCAAGCGCTTCATGGACGAAGAGCATAGAAGAAAAATCGTTTCTAGATTAAAATCTGTTGATATAGCTACTATTTCCATTGACAAAGATAAAACTCAATGCGCTACTTTAATTAAAATAAGAGAGATGTTTCCTAAATATAAAATGTACTTTTTTAATAGCGGAGATAGAAAGGAAGGCAACCTCGTATCGGCAGAATCTGAAACATGTAAAGCTCATAATATTTTTGAAATCGTATTAGATTTGCCTAAAATATATTCATCAAGTGATTTATTAAAAAATAATTTATGACATTCAAAGAATATTACCAAATGTATTTGACTTTGCACAAAAATAAATGGAACAGAAGACTTCATGTTCTTGGGCAATTAGTCACGATTGCTTATTTTATTGCGTGTGTTTATTTGGTGTTTTGGAAGTCTTTGTTTTTCTTACCGTTGTTTATAGCTCTTCCTTTCGTAGTGTACCCATTTGCATGGAGCGGTCATTTTTTCATTGAGAAAAATAAGCCAGCTGCTTTTAAGAATCCTATTTGGGCTAAAGCCGCAGATTGGGTAATGTTAAAAGATATCATCCTCGGCAGAATTGAATTCTAATGAAAATTATTGTCACAGGCATACTTGGCCAAGATGGCGCCAATATGGTGGAGTATTTATTAAAAAATACTACCGCTGAAATTTATGGAATGATTAGAAGAAGCTCTAATCCAAATTTTATAAATTGTTTAAATTTTATTGGAGATTCTAGATTTAAATTGGTTTATGGAGACCTTTCGGATAGCGTAAGCATAGATAATCTAGTAAGAGAAATCCAGCCAGATTATTTTATTAATTTTGCTGCTCAAAGTTTTGTAGGATGTAGTTGGAATATTCCGCTTCAGACATTCGACACTAACGCTACAGGCGTAGTAAGATGCTTAGAAGCTATAAGAAGATTTAAGCCAAACTGCCGATTTTACTCTGCTGGATCTAGTGAAGAATTTGGCGACGTTTCTGCTATTCCCCAAGACATAACCCACCCCATCCGCCCAAGGAGTCCATATGGTGCATCCAAAGCTGCTGCAAGACATGCTGTTAAAGTTTACAGAGAGTCTTATAACTTATACGCTATACATGGAATTCTTTTTAATCACGAAGGAACTAAGAGAGGAGAAGAGTTTGTAACCAGAAAGATAACAAAGGGTGTTGCTAGAATATATCACGCTCTTAAAAATAATAAGACATTTAATCCGATAGAATTAGGTAATTTAGATGCTAAAAGAGACTGGTCCGACTCTGAAGATTTTGTTGATGGTGTATGGAAAATGTTAAATCAAGAAATTTATAGAAAAGAAGATTTTCAACCAGAACTTTATAGAGAAGAATCTTATAGTAAAAATTTACTTAAAAACATAAAAGATTATGTTCTTTCTAGCGACGAGACTCATTCTATTAGAGAATTTATTGAAATTGCATTTAATGAAATTGGAATTGAAGGAGTTTGGCACGGAACTGGAATTTTAGAAGAATATAGTATTTCTACAAAGTACGCCATCGCAAATGATCCATTGTCTTCTGTTTTAATTAAAGTAAATGAAAAATTTTACAGACCAGCAGAAGTCGATTTATTGATGGGAGACTCTACGCCAGCCAGAACAGAACTTAATTGGCTTCCAAAAACTGATTTCCAAGGTCTGGTGAAAAAGATGGTCGCCCACGACATATCTCTCCTTGACAAATCGGCTTGATCAGGCAATACTAGGCGGGTGACTGCGAAAACCAAAAAGCCCAGAAGTCTAAGCAAGCAACAACAATTAATCATAAATTTTTTATTAGAAACTAAGTCTTGTAATTGGCCTAACGAGATGCGAATCGCAAATATGCTTATTAAAGAGCATGGCTTTGAGTGGCTCATGAGCCTTAGAGGCAGGACCAAAGTTATATCGCTTGTTTGGTTTTTGGGCGAAAACGGGAAAAATTTTCTAAGAGACATCAAAAAATATCAATCCCTTTCTTTTGAAAAGGAGAAAATAATTCTAGAAGATAAACCTGTTGCCCCAGAAGTCGAAGTAAATAAAAAACCAACCTCAGTCAAAGAGTTCTTAAATCTTTTTAACAAAAAATAATATGGCAAGACCCAAGAAAGAAGTGCAAGAAGTAGCAGAAGAATCAAACGCTTCAGGAAAACTAAAGGTTCTAGATAGCATCCTAAGCCGCAACAAAGATCACCATTATGCTTTTGATAATAATATTGATTATATCGTCAGCAGCGGCAGCTTGACTCTCGATATTGAAATGGGCGGCGGCATTCACCCCGGTATAGTACGGTCTTCTGGAATCACTGAAGGCGGCAAGACCAGCAACGCTCTTGCCTTCGCCCGTAATTTTCAAGTATTGCACCCTGAGAAAGGTTGTATTATTTATATCAAATCAGAGGGCCGTCTTAGCGAAAATATGGTCGCTAGGTCTGGTGTTGATACAGATCCAGCAAAATGGCGAGTCATTCCTACAAACGATTATGAGTTTGTGACCGACACAATGCGCGAATTGATTAAAGATAATGATGAAGGCAACATTTACTTTTTTATAATTGATAGCCTCGACGCTTTGGTTCCCAGAAATGATCTAGCCAAGTCTGCTACTGAAGCGAACAAAACCGCTGGAGCGGCTTTGCTCACATCAGATCTGTTGCGCAAGATGGCTGCGGCCTTTTCTTCTAGAGGCCATATTTGCTTCATTATTTCTCAAGTTAGATCTTCGATCAAGATTAACCCGTACGAGAAAGGCGACCCAAAGGTCACTAACGCAAGCGGCGGAAATGCTGCTCTGCACTACTCCGATTGGATCCTTGAATTCCAGCAGCGGTGGAATAAAGATTTTATTTATGCTAACGCTAAAGGCGATGGCAACCCTGTTGGTCATTGGTGCAAGATAGTCTTTAGAAAGACGCCTAATGAAAAGTCTGGTAGAGAGGTCCGCTATCCAATCAAATATGGACGCTCTAACGGCTCTAGTGTTTGGGTGGAATACGAAATCGTAGACCAACTTTTAGCTTGGGAATTTGCCCACGCCAAAGGAGCGTGGATTACCATTACCGACGAGCTTATCAAAGAACTTGCTGACAATAGTCTTGAGATGCCAAAACAACATCAAGGCGAGGCCAATCTTAAAAATTTCCTTGAAGAGCATCAAGACATTACACAGTATTTATTCAATAAATTTATAAGCGCTCTTAAAAAGTGAAGCTTTACAATGTGTACGGAAAGATAGTTAGCAAAAATGTCTCTCAATATTTGATTGACTGGGACGCTAATTCTCGATCCAAAGTACAATTCAACACAAAGCAATTCTTAAGGACTTACTGGAAAAATCATATAGTATACGAAGAGTTTCCCGTCTTTGGCTCTAGACTGAAAGTAGATATCGTCAACGCTACCCTCAGAATAGCCGTTGAAGTACACGGCAAGCAACACACTTCATATAATAAATTTTTTCATGGTGAGTCTCGTCTAAACTATCTTAAATCTATTAAAAGAGATGTAGCTAAAGAGAAGTGGCTATCTATAAATAAGTTCCAACTTGTGGAAATTTATGAAGACGAAGTCAAAAATCTTTCCGCTCAGTTTTTTAAGGATAAATTTAATATAATTCTTTAATGGCCATATACTCGCTACAGGTAGAAAAATACGTCTTGTCTGGTCTTATCAGACATCCAGCTTCTTTCGCTGACATAGAAAGCTTTATTAATGAAAGTGATTTTATTAATGATGTGCATTACACCATCTTCTGCGTCTTCAAGGAAACGTTTAACAAAGGCGAGCAGATTGACAAGATCTTGATTTCTCAAAAATGCAAGAATCTTGGGATTACATTTAAGGATCAATCTATTGATATCTTTAGTTATGTTAACAGCATCTGTTTGATACCAACCTCTCAGGCTGGTCTTATTGAAGGCGCTAAAGAGTTGCTTAAACTGCGCGTCAGGCGAGAAATCGAGCAGACCGGGGACGAGATCAAAAAGTTTGCTAATTCTTGCGCCGAAAAGCCAATTGAAGAAATCATTACAGAATCTGATAAGATTTACAATAGCAAAATTTGCACCTACGCCTCTGAAAATAATAAACCAGAAGACATAACTAATAATGTCATTGAAATTATTGAAGAGCGCGGCAACAACCCCATCGAAGACACAGGCCTAACAAGCCCTTACGCGAACTTTAATCGCCTCTATGGCGGAATTCGACCCGGCAATCTGTATGCTTGGGTAAGCAGGCCAAAGCATGGCAAGTCAACGATCCTAAATGATCTCGCCATCAAAATTACTTCAATTAACAAAGGATGCAAGGCGCTGGTTCTTGATACAGAAATGTCTACCATAGATATGAAGTTTAGAATAGCTTCATCTTTGACTGGAATTCCAGTATGGTATCTTGAAACTGGAAACTGGAAAAAGAACAATAATCTATATCAAAAGTTTGAGCAAAGTAAGGATAAAATTCGTGCTCTTAATAATCAAGTCGATCATTTACAAGTCGCAGGCAAACCAATTGAAGAGGTTGTTTCTATTGTCAAGCGCTGGTATTTCTCGAAGGTAGGTCGTGGCAATCAATGTGTTGTTGTTTACGATTATATTAAATTAACCGGAGAATCAGATAAGAATAAACAAGAATATCAGCTAATCGGCGAAAAAGTCAATGCCTTAAAGGAGCTTTGCTCTGAGCTTAATATTCCCATTCTTACTGCTTGCCAATTAAATCGTAGCGCAGAAAGCGGCGTTGATGATAGCAGCGCGATCTCTCAGTCTGATCGGTTGCAATGGTTCGCTTCATTTGTAGCTATTTTTAGACGCAAAAGTGTTGAAGAAATAGCTGACGACGGCCCAGAATTTGGTTCTCATAAGCTCATACCGCTTGCCACCCGCTTTCAAGGAAAAGATTCTGCTGGCCATCACGACTTAGTCAGAATCCAAGAAGGCAAAAAAGTTAAATATATGCCTAACTATATAAGCTTTAACATTAATAATTTTAATGTTCAAGAGACTGGAACGCTTGAGGATATTCTGTCTGCGAGAGCGTTGAAACCTGAGCTTGATGATTCTGGCGATGGCGAAGTTCTATGAATGACTGCGAATCTGTAAGAAAAATACTTACTGACATAGGATATGTTTTAACTGATCATGGCCGAGAATATCGGACAAGACCTCTTTATAGAGATTCCGGTAACGATAATGTTCTTAGAATTTGGAAGAATTCTGGCCAATGGGTGGACTTCAAAGAAAACATTAGCGGTTCTATTGAAGATTTAGTAAAACTTACCCTAAAACTTAAAACGATTGACGATGCTAAAAAGTGGATTTCTGAGAAAGGGATAGACACATCTTATTCTGAAGACCACCAGCAAAGAGTCACCACCACCCAAACTACTGTTTTCGATAAATCTTTATTAATAAAGCTCTCAAGAGACGATTCTTATTGGGAAGGAAGAGGTATTTCAACTCAAACCTTGCAACCGTTCCAAGGAGGCGTTGCTTCTACAGGCAAGATGTTTAATAGATATGTTTTTCCCATCTTTAACTGCAAAGATGAGATAGTCGGATTCGCTGGGAGAGATGTTTCTAAAACAAGTCTAGAAGGACGACCTAAGTGGAAGCTTATTGGAGATAAAAAAGAGTGGGCCTTCCCGCTAAAGGTTAATGCTAAAGACATCAAGTCTTCTAAAATAATTATCTTAGTAGAAAGCATAGGCGATATGCTGGCGCTTAGAGAAAATGGAATTAATAATTCTATTGTTTCTTTTGGTTTAAACCTTTCTCCTAAAATTATTTACTCTTTGATTGGCTATAATCCTAAAAAAATTATCATTGCTTTCAACGACGACTCTTTTAATAATGCTGCCGGAAATCTGGCGGCAGAATCAGCGCAGCAAAGGCTTTTAAATTACTTTGATCCAAGTCAAGTGCAAATCAAGCTTCCTTTCGGAGCAAAAGATTTTGGAGAAATGCATTTAAAAGATAGATCTTTAGTTTTTAACTGGTATAATTCTATCCAATGAGCAACGTAGAAAAAGTAAAGCTAAGCGCTAGTAAAATCAAAACTGCCGAAGGTTGCAGTTGGCTTTACTATACTAAATATATCCTTAAGCTGCCAGATACATCAAACTCTGGCGCATCTAGAGGAACAATCTGCCATTTAATTTTTGAGCTTCTCTTAACTGACAGACACAAGAAATATTTTGAAGATCTATGCTCTGGTAAAGCTGGCGTGATTAAAAACCCAGCTATTCATAGACTTATTCTAAAACACGCTAAAAAACTAAAAGTAGATGATGAAGAAAATCTAGATCTGATTTATAACATGATTCAGACTGGTCTTCAAAGCGACTTTTTTTGCAACGGAGCGTTACTTGTAGAAGCAGAGTCTGAGTTCAAGCTAGAAGAAGAAGACTACATCATCAATGGCTTCATCGACAAGCTCGCAAAATTCAGCGACACAGAATATAAAATATACGACTACAAATCAAGCAAGGGAAAATTCTCTAAAGAAGAAATTGACTTCAATCTTCAAAACTTGATGTATTCTTTAGCTGTATTTAAAACTAAGGGGCACATTCCTGACGTATCTTTTATATTTCTTAAGTTTAAAAAGCAACCGATTCAAGAAGCCCCGAAACCAACCGCAGAACAGCTAGAAGGTTTTAAGGCCTATCTAAGTTATGTAGCTGGTTATATTTCTTCTTTTGATGAAAAGAAAGCTATCGAAAATCTTGCTGCAAGCTCGCCAAAGAAAAAATGGATGTGTGGAAGCGATGTCCCCGGCAAGTGGATTTGCCCGTCGAGATCTCCAGTTACTTATTACGTTGGGGTTGACGAGAATGATAAATTTATAAAGTCTTCATTTAAAAAAGAAGATCTAATTAATGATGCAAAGGTAAAGTTAATAAACAAAAAAGACTACAAAGGCTGCCCCTTCTGGCGCAAGGATGACCCAACTTTCTGATTGACTCTCTCCGAAAACCACGCCATAATCCATCATGTACTCGGCTGTCCCTTTATTTAAGTCTCACTATAGTCTTGGCAAATCTGTTCTAACTCTTGCGAAAGCCGGATCAAGCGAGCCTGATGAACCGAGTTCTGTAATAGACATTGCTAAAAAACTAAATCTTAGTAAAATATATTTAGTAGATGATTCTATTTCTGGCTTCCTTGAAGCTTGCAAATCTTGTGAAGACGCCAAATTAGATTTTACTTTTGGCCTTCGCTTGACTGTCTGCGACGACATCAATAATAAAACAGCTGAATCCAGAGAGAAAGAGCACAAGATAATAGTCTTCATTAAAAAATCAGAAGGCTATCAGAATCTTATTAAGATATCTACCGTAGCAAGCACTAATGGATTTTACTATTATCCGAGAATAGACTGTAAAACTTTAAGAGAGCTTTGGAATAATGAGAATCTTTTGCTTTGCATTCCATTCTACGACTCTTATGTTTACAAAAACAATTTGACTTACAGCATTTGCGCCCCTGACTTCAGCTTTTGCAATCCAACCTATTTTATTGAAGATAATAATCTTCCGTTTGATGGTATATTAAAGAAGAAAGTAGAGGAAATAGTTCCTGATAAAAATCTTGTAGTCAAAGCTCAGTCTATTTATTACGAAAACAAAGAAGATTTCTTGGCATACCTTACTTTTAGGTGCATCTCAGAAAGAACAACTTTGAGCAAACCCAACTTAGAGCACTGCTCTTCAAACGAATTCTGCGCCGAGTCATTCAAGGAAAAATATGGAAAATGAACTACTGAGATTTGATAAGTCTAAAAAGCTTGTCTTTATTGATTGCGAGACTTTGAATCTCTGCCTTAACTTCTGCCAAAATCTTCCTTGGCAGATTGCGATGCTGCATACTGTTGGCGGCAAAAAGGTTGACGAAAGAGATTTCTTGATCAAATGGGAAACCAACCTTAAGATATCAGACGATGCAAGACGAATCACAAGATATCCGGAACAACTTATCCAAACAACTGGCAAGAAATTTGACGATATCTTTGATACTGTTAGGGATTGGCTTGACTCTGCTGACTATATTGTCGGTCACAATATTCTTGGCTTCGATCTATATCTCATAAAGGAGATGTACCTGTTGAAAGGATTAAGGTCGAATCATTTAGTTGACAAAATTTTAGACACCAACTGCTTAGCTAAAGGAATTAAGTACGGGATTCCAAAACTCCAAAAGGAATCCCTTGTAGAATATCAATATAAATTACTGCACACTTATAAAAAAGGAATCAAGACAAATCTAACAGCACTTGGTAAAGACTATAATATCGATCATGATTATGATAATCTCCACAACGCTATAATAGATTTGGAGCTTAACTTAAAAGTCTGGAACAAAATTAAATTTCAAGTCGAAATATGAGCAACTTTCACGATAATTTTTCTAATGTCAAGCTGCCTTTTCATGGCGTTAGATTGCCTGAATTCAATATCGAGTCTCGCTTAAAAAAGCAATATGGGCTAAAAGAAGATTCTTCTAACTACGATTTCTTGATGCAGGTATGCAGAACCAACTTCAAGAAACTAAATATCGCCAAAGAAGACTTTCCAAAGTATTCGGAAAGAGTAAAATATGAACTTGAGACCATTAAAGAACTTGGGTTTCTTGATTATATTCTTTTGGTTTGGACTGTTATTAACTACTGTAACGAAAATTCCATACCTGTCGGCCTTGGGCGCGGTTCTGCTGCTGGTAGTCTTATTCTTTATTTACTTGGCGTCACGAAGGTAGATCCAATTAAATACGAACTATTCTTTGAGCGTTTCATTTCTAAGATTCGCGCAAAGAAACAGGTAGTAGATGGAATCACTTATCTTGACGGATCCTTGATGTGCGATGTCGATATCGATATCTGTTATTATAATCGCCATAAAGTAATTAAGTATCTTGACCAGCTTTTCTCTGGCAGAACTTCGAAAATCCTCACTCTTACCACCTTGAGCGGCAAACTGCTTATCAAAGAATGCGGTAAAATCATTGAGGAGAAGCAGGAATCAGAAATGAACGATGTAAGCTCTCTGATTCCAAAGGTGTTCGGCCAAGTGAAAGACTTGAAAGAGGCTTACGCCGAAGTCCCAGAATTTCAAACTTGGTGCGACAATAATCCAAGAGCCTATAAGACAGCTTTGCGTTTGCGTAATCTTATTAAGAATAAGAGCGTTCACGCCTCCGGGATGATGCTTTCATACTACCCGATAGATCAAAGCTGCCCTGTTGAACTTACCAGCGACAAAGAACAGGTATCTAGTTATGACATGAATTGGATTTCCATCTTCAATGTAAAACTAGACCTGCTTGGCCTTAGAAGCGTTTCAATTGTTGATAGAGTCTGCAAGCTTGTCGGGATTAAAGTTTCTGATATTGATTTTAATGATTCTTTAATCTATCAGCAACTTCAAGATCTCAAAACTCCTCATGGATGCTTCCAAATTGAAGCTGAAACGAACTTTAAGGTATGCAAAAAGGTAAAACCTAAAAACCTAGAAGAACTTAGCGGTGTATTGGCGCTGGCTAGACCTGGAGCATTAGAGTTCGTAGATCAGTACGCTAACTTTACAAATAATAATGTTTACGAACCGATCCACCCATTCTTCGACTCTGTACTTAGCAAGAGCGGCGGCGTTGCTCTTTATCAAGAGCAGTTGATGAAAATGTCTAATAAAATCGGATTCACGCTAGACGAAGCAGAAGTTCTTCGGCGTATCGTAGGTAAAAAGAAGGTTGAAGAGGTGAAGAAATGGAAAGAAAAGATTTCCGATAAAATCAAGGAGAATAATCTAGCCCCAGAAGTCGGAGATATTCTATGGCGTATTCTTGAAAATTCTGCTAATTATTCTTTCAATAAGTCTCACTCAATGAGCTATGCTGCTTTGGCGGCTTGTACAGTGTATCTCAAGTTCAAGCACTCCAAAGAATTCTTCTTGGCTTTGCTTGAGATGACGAAGCACGAACCTGCTCCTTTGGAAGAAATATCTAAGATTCAAAAGGAATTGCGTCATTTTGGCATTCAACTTCTTGGGCCTCATATCTTAAAATCAGAAACAGATTTTTCTATTCAAGGCAATAATATTAGATTTGGCCTTTCTTCTATTAAGGGCATTTCTGAGAAGACAATGGATAAGCTCAAGCTTTTCAAGAGTGAGCAATCTAGTAAATTTGAAGTTTTCCAAGCAGCTAAAGAAGTCGGCTTGTCTATTGGCGTATTGTCTGCGTTGATTCAAGCTGGTGCGCTTGACGGCTTCTCTAGCTCAAGAAGCAGAGTCGTCCTAGAAGCTCAGCTATGGAATGTATTAACAGATAAAGAGAAAGTCCTAGCCATGGAGTATGGCCCTCAATGCGAAAACGATCTTCTTAAAACTGTTAAAAAACTTTCAGAGACCAAAAATGAGAACGGTAAACTTCTTATCAAAGAAACCCGTTTAGCCACCATTAAAAAGAAATATGATCCATATTTAAAGATCTATCAGCAGAATAATAAATCAGAAAGCTTTGCAAACTGGTTTTATGAAAATAAGCTATTAGGCTATAGCTACGACAAATCTCTCAATGGCATATTCTCGCAAAAAATGCCAAATCTAATCACAACTTCTCAGGCTTTGGAATGCTCTGATAATCAGACAGTTTATGTGGTTGGCAAGGTTGACGATTCATCCGAATGGATATCTAAAAACGAGAAGAAAACCAAAACATTTAAGATGATTGTTTCTGATGAATTTGGTTCCATCCCAATTCTTACTTTCAATGATAAGATAGAATTTAATAAATCAGCAAATGGTGATAAACTACCTGAGAAAGACGATATAGTTATCGTTAAAGGACAAAAGAAAAAAGACTGCATTTTCGGCGACACAATAGGTATCCAAACCCTCAAAATCTACACAAAATTATCAGAACTGAAAGAAAAAAATCTTGACAATCAAGAGTAAAACCCTCATCATATAACGTATGCTTCAATTCTACAAGCCTAACTCTAAGAATACTGGTTGCGGTTGTTCCTTTAAATATTCTGCCAAGGATGACTGTATTTTTGTCAATATGATCAAGCAAGCCAGTTGGGATGATCAAACCAAGCGAGGATCATTCGCTGGTAATGCTCAAAACCCAAAGGCGTCTTGCTCTGTAAAGCTCAGCCTAACGGAGGCCGCTGATATTATTTCTGCCGTCCGTCGTAATGGAGAAGTTTCAGCTTTCCATGATTCTGCGAAACAAGTAACCAGAATCAAGTTCTCGCCTTATGTTCGACCCACCAAGGATGACCCAAGCAAGACTGCTCAAGTAGGCTATTCTTTTTCAATCTCCAAGGAAAGTAAGGAAAACGCTCAAGACAAGACGTCTTTTCTAATTGGCTTTACTTTTGGAGAGGGAGTACGTCTTGAGTCTTTCTTTTGCTATGCTCTAGCTAAAAGTTTTGAAAAGGCTTCACTAGATCAAGATAATAGATCAGCCGCTATTCCTCCAGCAGCCTCTCCTAAGAAAGAGGAGGCTCCGAAGCAGGAATCGTCGGATGACGATCTATGGTAAAAAAGAAAAAGATACTTTATCACAGCGATTTTGCTTTGTCTAAGACTGGCTTTGGTAGAAATACCAAGGCCATTCTTTCTTATTTATATAAGACTGGCAAGTATGAAATTGTATCTCTTAGTGGCGGCCTAACATTAAACCATCCAGAGCTAGAAAGAACTCCCTGGAAAAGCTACGGCTCTTATCCTACCTCCGGTGCAGCTTTAGAAGACGCAAATACAAACTCAGATAAAAGCAGGCTTTATTCTTATGGCGCGTTTGAGTTAGACAAAGTAATAGAATTAGAAAAGCCAGATATATATATTGGCGTCCAAGATTTTTGGGGAGTAGATTATGCCATCGAAAAGCCTTGGTTCAATAGGCTTAACCATGTACTTTGGGTTACTTTAGATTCTTTACCGCTTCTTCCTTCTGCCGTAGCTGCTGCTCCTAAAGTTAAAAATTATTGGGTGTGGTCTAGTTTTGCTGAAAAAGAAATGCATAAGCTCGGGCATACTCACGTTAAAACTGTTCACGGAGCAATCGACATTTCCGACTTTAAGCCTCTATCAAAAGAAGATAAACGAAGTATAAGAAAAAAGAACGATATTTCTAATGATGACTTTATAATTGGTTTCGTTTTTAGAAATCAATTAAGAAAGTCTGTACCAAATCTTCTACAAGGTTTTAAAATTTTCAAAGAGAAAAATCCTCAATGTAAAGCCAAACTTCTTTTTCATACACATTGGAAAGAGGGCTGGGGTATTGAAAAGCTGTGCAAAGAAACCGGAGTAGATATAACTGAAATATTAACCACTTATATTTGCAAAAAGTGCAGAAACTACGATGTGCGCTCGTTCGACGGTCACGAAGTAAACTGCAAGAAGTGCCAAAGCGAAAAGTCTTGCGTTACTACTTCTACATCTTTAGGAACTACTGAGGCGCAACTCAATGAAGTTTATAATTTGATGGATGTTTACTGTCATCCATTCACAAGCGGAGGCCAAGAAATTCCCATACAAGAAGCAAAATTAACTGGATTAATTACTCTTGTAACTAATTATAGTTGCGGAGAAGAGATGTGTGTTCCTGAAGCGAACTCTATCCCGCTTGAATGGAGTCAATATAGAGAATTTGGTACAGAGTTTATTAAAGCTTCCACTTGCCCTAATTCTATTGCTGAAAAATTAGGTATAGTTTTTTCTATGCCTGAAGAACAAAGAATCAAAATGGGAAGAGCCGCTAGAAAATGGGCTATTGATAATTTTTCTGTAGATAGCGTTGGTCAAAAAATCGAAAAGTTCTTGGATTCTTGCGATGTCAAAGAATATACTACGGAAAAAGATCCGCCCAAGCTTAACGATCCAGACGCCTCTATACCAGACACAGAAGACGAAGTCAAGTGGCTAAAATCTTTATACTCTTTAATCTTAAAGAGAGATATCGCTGACAATGATGACGGCTTGATTCACTGGATTGAAAAAATTAAAAGCGGCGTTTCAAGGCCAACAATAGATCAATACTTTAGAGAGGTCGCTCGTAAAGAAAATGACAAAAATAGAACTTTTAAATTAGAAGACTTATTTGGAGACACCCAACCAGAAGATAGAATCTTTGTTTCTATAAATTCAACAATAGAAAATATATTCTTATCCACTAAAATAATTTCTTCTATAAAAGAAAAATATCCTAACAAACACATCTTTGTTTCTTCTAATGAGCAAAGCCAACCCATATTCTCCGGCAACACTAATATAAAAGAAGCATTTATACAAACAAAGCAATTCTCTGATCCAGAATTTTTAAGAAAGAATTTCTTTGAGAGTTATTGCTTAGATAATTTTTCAATCAACAATCATCATTCTGTTCTAATCAAATGAATCTATTAAAGTCTTTTCAATCCACAACTGGTTTAGAGCCCGGCAAAGGACATATCTATGAAAAAATATATCCACTGCCATTTGATAATTTTATAGTTTTAGATACTCAGTCTGCTGATGCTAACAGGAATTACAGTTTCTGGTTCAGAGTAATAGAGCTAATCGAACCAATACTATCAAAGCAAAAAATTAATATTGTTCAATTTGTGGAAGACAAGAAGTATCACTTTAATCATACTTATATTGACAATAGCGTTCACTTAAGCCAAAAAACCTATCTTCTTAAAAAAGCAAAATTCTTTTGCGGCGCTTCCAAAATATACTCTCTAATCTGTTCTGAGTATGGCGTGAAGCAATGCTACCTTAAATATGATTACTATTTAGAAAATACTCTAGTAGAAGATGATTGCATCATTCATTCTAATTACAAAAGAAAAAACTTTGTAAATCCAACTAATGCTCCAATAAATAATATTAGGCCGGAAGAAATAGCCAGAAAAATTATACAAATGATTTTGGGCTATGAACCTGAATTTGATAGCACAATATCTATCGGCAGGGTTTACGCAACTCAAAGCATAGAAATTATTCCCGATAATGTTTTTGATATAAAAGCGGATGGTAAAAATGAAATAATTATAAGAATGGATTACCTTTTTTCTGAAGCTCATTTAGATAAGCAGCTTAAGATTTTGCCCGCCTTCATAGTTACGAACAAGCCAATAGATAAAAACATCCTACTACGCAATAGAAAAAATATCAAAAAAATATACTTTAAAATAGAAAAAAATTCTGAAGAAAATTTTGTAGCAGAATTAAGCAAAATAGGCATCGATTGTGATCTTATAACAGGCTTAACCGGAGAAGATTTAGATAAAGAAAAAATCAAATACCTAGATTTTAAAAAAATCAATAGATTAAATGTTTTAGATTTAAGCTTTCTAGACGGCCTTGATAAGTCTAAAGTTTATTATAAAGTAAATAAAATCGTGGTAAAGTCTAGTAAAACATTTTGTAGCAGATGGAACGCCAAAGCATCTTTGAGCCACTCAAATGTAAGAGAAGCGGAATGCGCTTTGCCGCCTTCTTTCGATGATGCTTTCAAAGAAGAGGCCGACTATTTTTATTTCTTGACAAAAGAGAAGCTGTAGGTCATAATCATCCGATGAGTATTCCTCCAAAAGTTCTCAAGAGAAATGAGTACGGTCTTCTTGAAGACCCTCCCATCCCGTACGTATTTAATGATGACGGATACGTTAACTGGCGCAAAATGATCCGTCCAGAGTTCCTTGTGCCTAACAAGCAAAGAACTCAAGAAACCGACATCTCGAAGCTAGAAGATAAAGACCTATTGATTCTTTTGGGCGGCATTAAAGAACTCGCTCAAATCAGAGGTTTTACTTGCGTTTCTTATGATGTGCCAGAAGCTGGGCCTAATTACGTAATTGCTAGTTGCTATATTAATTGGATTGGCAATTATGAGACTTCTAATGTAGATGTGTCTTTCCAAGCCTTGGCTGACGCCTCTCCCGACAATACTCAAAGTTTTGCAAGAAACTACTTAGCTGCCATTGCCGAAAATAGAGCTTTCGTTAGATGCGTCAGAAACTTTCTAAAGATCAATATTGTCGGCCAAGAAGAAATCGGCACAAAGGTTGTTGATGAGCCAGCTCCAGAAAATCCAATGTCTCCTGCTACTGTTCTTTACAATCTCATGAAAGAAAAGAACATCTCTTTTGAGCAAATTCAAAAGAGACTAGTCAAAGACAAGTACGAAAAGGCAGAAGAAATTACATCTATCAACGACCTTTCTAAGCCAAAGATTTTCGAGCTTATCGAAAGAATTAAGAAGGCTTAATTACCACCTGTTAGCAGGGCAGCTTTCGTAGTCGGCTTTTACTTTCATCGACACGAAACATCCGCAAATCGTGCATCGACCTAGATCTCTATCTAGGTCTTTGCATTTACTACATATGTCTAGTCTTTCTTGAGCTTTGTCTTTTTGAGATATTATCGGTCTTCCATTAGCTATTGCTGATCCAGCTTTCACCGCAGATCCGCTTAAACTTTTTGAAACCTTCGCTGCTTCTTTAAATAAATCGCTGAAGTCATTTAAGTTCATATTTTTATTGTTCCTGGAAACATATTTGCGTATGTAAAATCTATTGCTTTAGAATAAGAGTCTCCGCATCCGTAAGTACAGAATATAGCTTCTCCATTTATTCTCCCATTAGAAACTGATAATGCTTGCGCCGTTCCTCTTGCATTGGCTTCTATAGTGCCGCCTGCATTATAAAATTGAAAATAAGTATTAGGAACAGTATTAGCTGTCGGGAGCAAAGTCCCCGGAGGCACATATTTTTCATAGCTATCATTATTTAAACCACGACAACCAATTGCTGTATATCCCCCTACTCCTATTGGCGCGCTATTATTAACGCAAGACGTTGTTTGTTCTGTAACTATTCCTAATATTTTTCTTCTAAATGTTCTTAAATAACTTTCTTTAAATGCTCCCGCCATCAAAGGGTGCAAGAAAGGCTTAAAGCTTAAAGTCATTGAATCTTCAGAAGAAACTTTATATATTCCTTGAGCCAAACCTAAAGGCTCAGCTTTATCTGATTTTAATTCTACTCTTCCTACACTTCTAGAAGCAGAAACTGCAATAGAAGAGTTTATTGGCAAATAAAGACTAGCTTCATTTGTTAGGGCTTCTTTTGTTCCATTTGTATTAAATGAAATCAAATCAAATTCATTATCTCCTAAAGACGACTCGAACCAAGCATTATAAGAATTCTTTTGATCTACAGCCCAAATCATTGGTAAAATAACTCTAACTTCATTAAGATTATTTATCCCCATAACTAGTCTATTGAACATCTCTGCTCTAGGCAGCATGTTTGGCAAAGGACCGAAGCCGTATTGCCCATCTCCTCTCACAGAAAGAGGCAGCAGCGTGAGCCATGGAGGAGGAGTAAACCTGCTCGTAGAGAAAACTGCTGCGCTGCCATCTGGCACAACAGTCAAATTATTTAAAGAAAACAATTCTGGAACCCCACCATCAGCGCTCTTTTGTTCTACATTTGGATTTAAAGAAACTGGAGTTATAGCACTAGAATCTTTTGTTGGCTCTATTGTGCTTGAAATCGTCGAGTCTTCCACTTCGCTCACGCCCGCGTCCGTATCTTCGGTATAAATTTGGCTATTTTCTAGTGGATTTGTAAATTTATCTGTATATAATTTTGAAATTATATTCCAAGTTTCATCTAATATTCCTATAGAAGACACATCTTTCTCTTCTGGCGTTGCGTCAAGATCGTAAAAAGCTACAGAATTTTCTGAGTTTGGCTGCTCTTCTGGTATAGAAAAATTTAAATATTCATCGAGCCTAGCCTTTTGCTCTACGGAAAAAGGATTTCCATTGTTTTGCTCAAGTCTTTGTTTGTCAGAATATACGCTTGCCAGTCTCACTCCGCCTTCAATAGACGCTTTTAGATTGTCTCTATCAAAAGAATTATTCTGCAAAACCAATACGCTCCTGTTTATATTTAAATCATTAGCTACTATTTGGAAAGATCTTTTAACAAAAGGAACAAGGTCTGTGAAAGTCTGCTCTCTTTTGCTTTGTAAATTTTTGAATAAAGAATAACCGTGCCCCGGATCAGTTATTTGTATGCCCACTATTTTTCCATATTCATTTAACTTTACTATTCCCTCTGCTCGCTTGCCGCCCTGCGACTCAGGAACTAAGTTTGGAGGAGGTATTTTTAAAGTAGGAGGAATAAGGAATACATCTTTAGGCACTGAAGGTAAAAGAATAGAATTTACTGTACCTTCTAATACTGGATCTCTGTAAAAAACATCATATTCGCACGCTAATTTATAAAATATTTTAAAGTCAAATGTAGACGACGAAGATCTCCCATCTGAAGTTGTGATGCCTTTCAGTTCATCATATTTATAAAAACCAGCTTCAGGTATTCTAATGCCCCTCAAAACTGGGCTATTTAAGTCTAAATTTATCTTTTTGTCTTTTTCGCTTCTTGTTTCGGCATTTAATGGCACATACTTATCGTAAGCAATGTATCTCCAGTAAGGTGGAATTAGTAATTTAGAAAAACTTAGAGACTTTGTTCTTCCGCTTGATGTACATTCTACTTCATGTTTTACTACCAGAAGTCTTAAGTTGTCATTTTTGTTATCTTCTAATTCGTCTATTCTATCAAATAAAGATCTTTGCGCTGCGATAACATCTACATCTCGCTCTATCGATAAAACAAATTTTTGAGATTTGGTAAAGAAACCAAATTTTTTGTTTTCCGCAGCCGAAGTCGCAGTTGGATCTTTTGTTATTGTTATTACTTTAGTTAAATCTACATAAGAAGCTCCACTTTTATATTGTAATTTTACCTGGAAAAGCGTTGTTTTAATTGATATTTTATTTTCAAAAAAAGAATAGTCGAAAAAGTCATCATTTATTTTCCAGAATAAAACTATCGATTTATTAGCTAATCCTTCTTTGTTAGTTATTATACATGGATGTATTTCTGTAACTGAAGCTGGATAAAAATACCCCTTTGTTTCATTATTTGTTTTTGTATAATTAGGCTCATAGTAGAAAAAATCATTTCCTACTCCATTCGTAAAATAATAATTTCCTATATCCAATCCTTTAAAAACTGAAGTATCTAAAAAACCATGCGAATAAGTGGGTTCTGCGCTCGTAATCTCATCACCTTGAATTGATTCTGTCCGATTATTTGATATTGTATAAACCTCAGAAAATTTAGTATATATTTCGTATCTTAAAGTTGCTGGATTAACTACATCTATTATATTTGTTGATATAGAAGAATCTATTGGTCTTTGTGGTTCTGCATTGTCTATGTTATCAAAGAAAAGAGTCTTTTGCTCTGTAGTTTGAGGCGTAAACCTATCAAAACTAACCTTTATATAAAAATCAAAATACCCTCCAGAGTCTGATCTTATTATAGATTGCTTATTAAAATTAAAAATATAACCACTAATTTTTCCTTTGCTATCTTTTCTAGCTAAATATTTATCCTTACTTAGAATTATAGTTTTCCAACTTTCTGCGTCTTTTCTCTTATAAAAAAGCTCTAACCCTGATAAAGCAGATATATTGAACTCTTCTGTCGGCGCTAACACTAATTGCGCATTTACTAAATCATAAGTTTTAGGCTCTCTTTTTATAGAAAAGCTTTCTATGACGCTTGTTGGTAAATCTGTTATAGTTGAACTCGATGGATCTATGGTAATAGGCTCGGTGGATACTGTCCCAATAGAATTAGAAGCCGTTAATATGAATCTAGTTTTATATACTCTGTCTACCTCAAAAGACTTGAACTTTACAGTTTGTGCGTCAAATAATTCTGGCTCTCCTACGGGTTCTTCATCTCCATTTTTGGTAGTAAAAAATTGCTTTGATAAAACAGCCGAAGAAGCATTTAAAACTATTATTATTAAATTAAACTTATCTAAATTGTTTTCGTATTTTTCTACGGTTAGGCCCACTGTAGGCAAAGAAGATGTTCCCGGGTCTTCTCTATTTACAGCTATTGGATATGATTTTTGTTGTGTTAATCTTATTGGCATTATTGTATCTCCGAGTCTAGGATTGGTTGATATTTAGCTTGGAACACAGCGTCTGTATCATTAAAAAGAGTGCTGTTTTGTATTTTAAATTTAAAAATATATTCAGTCACTCTTTCTGAAATTACACCATCTAAGTCTTTATTAGAGTCGGCTGATTCAAGTAGCAAAATTTCAGGCTTGTAGTTTGAGTTCAAATAGCTAGAATAATTCCCTACAGGAATTACATTTCCATCAACATCTTTTAACTGCAAAAACGCCCAAAAAAATTCTCCCTTTGTTATCTCAGATATTTCTGTACTCAATATATTCGATGAATAATCAGAATATAAAATAACTTCTGCTTCCCCTATTTTAGACGGCACAGAGTATGAGTTAGAAGAGGTTTGAGTGCTTTCTGCTTTAGATGGATTCGCTGCAGATATTATATTCCTAACTGTTGCTCTAGCCCTCAGAGATGTAACTTGATTATTTATTTTTATGTTATTTATTTGTATTGTTCTTTGCCTAGTCAATCCAGATGTAAAGTAATATTCTATATCATCAAATTTTTCTTTTATTAATATAGGACCATATAGCTGCTGATCATTTTGATCTATAATAGAGTATTCGACCTCATCCGCATAAGTATAAGTCAAAGGAAAAGATATCGACGCATTTGGGTAATCAAGCTGCACTCTAGACAAAGAAAAAGAATTACAAACCGGAGGATTAGAAACTGAAGTGTTTAAGAATGTGAAAGGAAAATTAAATGGCACTTCTCCATCTGCTAAAAATGAAAGAATTATTCTATTTTCTTTATCTAATAATCTAAATAAGTTAGACTTTGTTATCACTGCCGAAGAAACCCCGGCGCTTAAAACCATCGGCCTCAAAGTCGGATCATTCCCTAATCTTAAAAACATCGAAGAATATTTAGTATTAACTAAACTATAAGCTAATTGGAATGTGTAAGATCCCCCCTCCGTTATATAATCTGAAAAAACAGTATAGTCAAGTATTTGATCTTGAGACAAGTCAGTAAATGTTAAAGAACTAGACGAATTTCTATTTTCGTCATAGATTGTTTTTGTTACGCCTCCTATTTTTATTGTTAAAGTAAAAGCTGGTATTGTTATGTTTCTAATTAATTCTATTGATTGTTCGTCCGTTGAGTATTGATTTCTTATTGTATTTCCAAAATCATAATAGAAATTAAATGCTTTGCAAGAAAAAGTCCCGACTTTTCCTGTCGAGCTTATTATTGTTGTTTGATTTGTCCCATTAGCAGTGTCTGTCACGTTCACAGAAATGGTTGATTCTTGATTAAATCTATAGACTAACCTTGTAGCAAAATCAGTTTTGATTATAATTTGTTTTGCTTCAGTGTCCTCGTCTATTGAAACTATTCTTGGAATTTTAATTTCGACAGGAATATCCAAAGAATAATCTGTTCCATCAGCATCTGTCTCTACTACCTTAAAAACCCTGAATCTTAATGTTATGGCTGTTATTGTTCCTGAGTCGGATAGAACCGTTCCATCAGAAATTTCTTTAATGCTAAAGTATTTTGACAAATCTAAAACTTGGTCTATATAAGATACAGTCGCTGAAGCAACGCTTCCGTTATCCTTGAAAGCATGATAAACCGTTCCATCAAAATATTTTATATATCTAAAATTATATCCCCATATGTCTGCTTTTACTGTATTAACCGATGCGAAGTTTTTGTATAATTCTAGTGTTTGATCTGCTTTTAATGAAAAAACTGCTATTACTGTTTTTGCTGTTCCATTAATTGGACAAATTTGTTGATCTTCAAATATTTTTATTACTCCATTTACATTTACGGAAACTTCTCCAGCATTACTTGTGCATGTTATTGTATTATTAGGAGCTACAGATACTGAAGAATTGCAAACGTCAACATATTCAAATGATATTTCAGACGATATGTTTTCTAAAGTAGCGTCGTTAGTTTTTTCTAATTGAAAAGAAACTGGTCCATGAAAAACACTTTTAGTCACCCATCCATCTGACGTAACTAGAAGGATAAAAGGACAAAAATAGTCGCTTAACTTGATCGAACATTCTGTTAGTTGATCATCTAAATAATATCTTTGCGTGCCTGGATCATAATAAAATTTATTAGAAAAATCTTCTAAATAATCATGACTTTTATTTTCTATCAAAATTAAATTTTTATAGTAAAAAGTAGCGGGTGATGCGGTGGGAGTAATTTTATAATTTAAAATTTTGCAATAACTATAGTTTATATAAACATTATTTGTAGGCACTTTATTTATGTCTATATCAGACATATTAAAAGAAAGCATCGTGGCAGAACTACCATCTCCAGAAGGAAGCAATTTATGATATATTTTATTTATTAGCAGCGCGGAATAAGAATATATATCGACCTCAAATACGCTAAGAGCTTCTGCGCTTACTATTGTTCTTCTTTCTATAAAATTTCCTGCTCCCAATTGCACGTTGCCCATGGTCCCGCCTACGCCATTACTCCCAGCGCCACCATTATCGCTAACGCATTTTAATTGGCCTGATCTATAACCGGCAGATAAGTAAAGATTTGATATGTCTAAAGCTGTACCGCCGCCATCTAAACCCAAAGCATCAGTCCAAAATAAATTAGCATTATTAGCCACCCCGAGATGGTCTAAATAATTTCTAGCTACACCCTTAACATAAGTTGGACTGTTAAAAGCCTCCGAAGGAGAAGTCAAATACTGATTATCGCTAAATATAGAAGCGTAAGAATCAGAAAAAGCATTATCCGCATAAAAAAAATCAGCTCTTACATAAAAAGATGACATATTATTTTCTATTTATAATTTTAATTACAGAAGATTTAGAGAAATCGTCAAATTTAATATCTGGCGCACTCTTTATCTTGCTTATTGTTATATTCACTTCTATATCAGAATTATTAATTATATTATAATTTGCATCTACTGTATTTTCTGGGAACAAGCTTTCTACATAAAGACCGCCTATTTCCATTTCGCTTTGTGGCAGTAAAGTATTGTCGGCTGTTTGAGATTGACCCAATAGCTTTTTGATATTATTTATTTGAGTTGGGTTTAGATTTGCGTCTAAGCCAATCGTAAGCTGTCTATTATCAGGCATCTGCCTAACTGGGCTCAAAGCAGAAAAGAACGAATAATTATAATTAAATATAGGAGACCTAAGCCCCGTCTTCTTTATCTCGCATCTTTTAAATGTTATTGTTTTATTTGTGCCTTCTAGATTTATAGTTATAGTTTGACTGTTATCGACAGCGCCAATAGTCCACCAATCATCAACGTAATCGGAGTTCAACCAAAAAGCCGACTGGTCTCTTGGTATCCAAGCTATAATGCTATTTGCCGTTGATTTATACGCGTTTCTAATTTGAGCTTTGAATAATTCAAGCTGATCCACGGCGACCTCTTCTTCCTCAGTTATACTTGGATCCGCGCCGCCTTCTTCTCCTTTCTCCTCAGCTTTGTTGAACGGCCTGTCTATGTCTTCTACCACTTTATACAAACGAACAAAATTAGGATACTTTATTTCATAAGTAGTTACATCTTCTCCTATAAATGTTTCGCCATCTGAATAAAACTTTCCTTTATATTTTAAATACGGTAATTCTGTGGTGTTAGTAAATGCCGTGTCTGTTGGTATGTTTATATTATCAAAAAAGCTCTGGCTTATGCTTACTTGATATTTAATTCCATTTTGTATGCCCGGCAAAGTATAAGTCGATTGGTAGGCATCAAAGAATAAAAATCTATAAATTGTTTCATGGCCGATTCCCACTTCGTATCCTACCACATTAGAAGGCGAATCCGTTGGTATGTCTTTGCCATTATAGTAATTTCTAAGAGCCAGATTTATTGTCGTAGAAGTTCCATCTTTAGATAATAGTTTAACATAAGATTTTTGTTCTACTTGATTATCGTCTAGTATTGGCAGAAGCTCTTCATTTCTTATTATTCCCAAATTTAGAGTTATTTCTCTCTGTGTCGATATCGCCGTGTTAGGATTGAATATGCAATAAAATTCATCCCTAGCTTTTGCTTTTTTCAAATATCTAGAAACAACTCCGCTTGTCGGACCAGCTTCTACGATCATCACTGAATTTCTATAGACTTTTCTTCTTCTATTTTCATCACTTAATATATTTACAAAAATATCTCTTGGACAATTATTTATCAAGAAAATTTGCTGCCCATAGCTTGGCGCAGTTACCGTCAAGTCATTATTATTATCTGTTAATAGATAATGCCCGGCTGTTGTTATTCTATAAACTGGTTTTAACAAATTATACGATTGAGTATTATTTGTTAAATTCATCGAAGCTAAATTTGTTATATATATGCCTCTGAAATTATTAACTACTGTTTCTATAATGGCTTGATCAGCATAATAATAAGAAGAAGCGTACGTCTCGTCTTTTATTAAAGGAGTGATTATGATATTTTTATTATCTTTATCTGACTCTTTTTCCCCAGCAAAACTAACGTAATCATAAATACCATTCAAGAAAAACTTCAAATCAGTTTTTAATAAATAGTTCGTAGAAGAATCTTTCTTTGATATATAATAAATTCCTTTTTCGTAAGACCCCAAGAAACTAACTCTGGAATCACTTATTTCTATAAAAGATTTTGGCGGTATAGAACAAAAAGTCTCTGTAGCAAAATCAAAAAAGATGCTTAAATAATAAGGTGTATTATTGTAAATATAGAACTTTTCTGATCCAAGAAGCCCAGCGTTTAATAGCTTCAAACTATACGAGTCGAAGAAATTGCCAGAACTGTTTACTTGAGAAGAGCCGTAAATAAACAATTTACTATTAGCATCATAAGAAGTTAAATCTTTAAGGTCAAGAACTCCGAATTCTCTGTTTTTTATTATTATTTCTTCTGCTTTATTTTTTGAGTTATATCTAAATAAATATGTATACTTGCTATTGCCTATATTTTGAATGACCTTTATTCTTGCTCCAAATTTTAGATTTGGATAAAGTTCATTTACTGTTTGTGTTAGATTTTCTGGCGCTCTTCCTTCTGCATAGTTGAGCGTTGTCACTGAAAAAACTGACGAAGCATTTAAATCTAAGCTAGATGCAGTAAACAAGTTTTGAGTGGCATTTCTAATTACTCTTGTCAAAGCTCCATTGCCTAGCAACGAATTATTAGAGCCAATGTACATTCTATATTTGCAAGGATTAAAAACATAAAAATCTCTAAATGATTTATCAATAAAACTATTGATGTCTACATTGAATCTATTAAAATTTGGAAGATATAAAAACTCATTGCCCCCTACTATTTCCGTGGTTGATAGCCCAGATATTCCTTTCAGATTTCTAGCCGTAGCAAATACTTTTTTAACTTGAGGCAAACTAGATGTTTCCTTTACCCAAGCAGAGCCGCTCACAGAATATAAAGCTATTGAATTTACATCAAGTAAATTGCTAGTCACCGCTGTGGAATAATTATAAATTGAATTCGGAGCAGAAGAATCTGACTTTACTAAATTAACAAATAATATCTTTTTGCCCGATAGCAATGAAGCCAAAGTCGAACCACCAATACTTATATCAAGATTTGGCAAGTAAAATTTAGATGAGTATTTAGTTATTGGAATTAATATAACATTTGGCAAACCATTTATTGCATTTTGTGATTTAAAAAACTTAGTTAAATCAGTATGATTTGTATCTATAACTTTTAAATTATATGCCCCGGCGTTGAACTCATCACTTACTCTGTCGGTCAAATAAAATTGCTCCTTCTTTATCTTTGTTCCATCGTAAGATGCAAAAAGATAAAAATCATTGACAATATACTTTTTATCGCCTAATTGAGTTATGTCGATAGCTTTTCTCCCATAGCAGTAAATAATTTTCGAAGTTGAAACTGATACGGAAGAATAAACGTCAAAAACTGAATAATCAATATCCAGTTTAATAGTGTTACCATCTATATCAATAAACGCATCTTGTATTAAATCTATCTTAGAAAAACCAGCCGCCCACAAGGAAGCCAAAGGATGTTCTGCTTCTAAATCAAAGGCTTGATTACTTAGCGCTATAGAGGTCGGCAAATAAGACACGTTTTCTACTTCGCCAAAAATGTTTGAATCGCTAAAATCAGTAGTATCTGTAGTAACTGTGTAAGACGCTCCAGTATATGTAAACAATTTTTGATTATTACCAGAAGATGGCAAAAGCGTATGTACAAGAACTCCACTCAATGTTTTTATTTCATATGGCCTTCCTGAAACATTTTTAATTACAAAAGAAATCGTTGCTGAAATATCCGGCAAAATAATAGAATCTACATCTGCTTTGTCTGCTTCTATTATATAATAAAATGTTGTGCCTCCTGATTTTCTAGTATTAGTTCTTTCAGAATTTACTTGCGCTATGAAGAATTCTTTGTTATTGTATATTGGATATACATAATTCGCTCCAGAGTTTTTTACTAAGCGGTTTTTCTTAAGAGTTTTTGTAACTGAATCTACTGAAACTGTAACAGTATCATAAGCAAAATTTATTAAAATCTGATCTGTCGCTAATGCATTAGGAAAGCTTTTAGCAGTCGATCCGCTCTCACTTTCGTAACTGAATATTCTGGCGTCCGGTATTAAAGGCTTAGAAGCCTGAAGTCTTCCATTAACATACTCATCTGGAGCATAATCAAAATCAATAGAATTAACTTCTTTTATTCTATATAGATTATTGCCATCCGCTGAATCAAATGATTGTATTCCGACGGATTGTTCCAATGTCGGCAAAAATATCTTTCCTTTATACCCATATTTTCTATTATAGCTATCTTTTATTGTAAATGTGTCTATTTGGCTATTTCTAATATAAAAATAGTCTTCATGATATCTATCTATTACATTATCCTCTAAATCAATAACAGTGCCGTTTACATTTCTGCTTAAGAAACTTGTTCTTTGCAATATTGGCAAAGCGTCAGAACTTGAACCAGTTACCCTTAAACATATTGAATTTTGAGCTAAATCCCCTATTTCATTTATTTCCAATGTAGAAGGATTATCTTCTGTAGATATTATGTTCTCGGTATCTTTTACTGATTCTTTATTAATTTTATTTGGTAAAAATCTATTTCTGCAAATCAGGAACAGTTCTTTATTTTGAAGGCTAGAGGCAGGCGGCAAGTTGATTTGAGTTCCGCAGAAATTCAAGTCTAAAATATTAATAGAAGACGAAATCAAAGAATTATCTATATCAAAATAAAAATGACTCAGAGTTTCGTTTAGGATATCTAATCTGACAACTTGCGTCGAGCCTACTGTCACCAACATTGCTCTTGCTATTTGGTTTTCTGCTAGCGTATAGACTATATTTTCCTGGGTATTTCTATAGAAAAATACCGATTGGCTATTTTTATTTACAAAATAAACGAAAGACTCTTTCGGCAACCCTGCGTCTAAAGATTTAAGATCTATATATTGAACCAAATCACCTTTAAGCAAAACTAATTGCTCTCTTGAATTTGACAACTCAAAGAATGGCGAAGAAGAAGGATATATAATAGAGTAAGTCACCAGTGAAGCAGATTTTTGCGTTACTGTTAACTTGAAATCTTGATATTGCCTTTGCAAAACTTCTATAGAAGAGCCATTAATTATTCTTATATTTAATGCTCTATTTATAGATTCATCTTTCAGGAAAAAATAATCTCTAGTCGTTCCAACGGCGGTTGAGAATTGGGACAGGATTATATCTGTATCGTCTTTTAAGAGTTTAGTAGAATCTTCTTCTGTTTCTTTAGCTTTTAAATATATTTTTATTCCATCAAAATAAGTTTTCTGAGATTTTGAAGCGGATGAGCCATTCCAAGAAACATAGTTGAAAGAATCCGCATCTAAACTCAAACCATTGATAACTAATGAGTCTTTAGAAAAATTATAAATTGGCAGATTTGCAAAAGAATCAGCCGAAGAAAATTCTCCAGTTGTATGATTAAAATTTATAAACCCTTCTTTAGGATGATAAATTTTAGAGTCTTGCATTGTTACATTTGAATATGTACTTTGCGTTTGGATAGACTTAGTCACTCCATCGTCTGAAAACAACAGTTTTTTTGTTTGATTTGCCGATATAG